GCGCAGAAGAGCAATCGGCTGGGGGTGAAGGTCACCGAACTGACCGCCGAGCAGAAACGGAACCTGGACCTGCCTGGTGGTGTGGTGATTACCGAAGTACTTAACGGGCCGGCGGCGATGATCGGGTTGCGACCGGGCGACGTCATATCTCACCTGAACAACCAGGCGATCGATTCGGCCAAGACCTTCAGTCGTGTGGCGGAACAGTTGCCCAAGAACCGTTCGGTATCGATGCGTGTGTTGCGCCAGGGACGTGCCAGCTTCATTACCTTCAAGCTTGCCGAATAGGTACCAGCACTTCTGATTCGGAAGGGCGGCCGAGAGGTCGCCCTTTTGTTTTTGTGCGCCAGGGGCAGTCCCGGTTCGGCGTGGCGTCGCAAACTTCGATCAGTTACACTCCCCGGCTATTTTCGGCGGGCAATCAGCCTGCGGCATTTTTGAGTGTTCAGTTGTGAGTGACCTGAGTCATATCCGTAATTTTTCCATCATTGCGCACATCAATAATTGACCCCTCCGACACCCCCAGACAACCCCCGCCAACATACCCACTCAAACATAGATGAATACTGGCTTGTAGTGATATTGGCCATGTCATCTGAAGTCAACCCAAGACACCTGCAGACACCAAAAGCGCGTACATAGCTGTGTACATAGGGCAGCTCTGTGGCACGATGCACCTCCGGGGTATGTACACACCCCTGAAATGGAGGAATCACATGGCTTTGTCAGACTCCTGGCTGAAGGCCCACCACAAGAAGCCGCACGAGACGGCGATCGAGAAGGCAGACGGAGAAGGCCTGGGCGTGCGGGTCTCCGCCACAGGCAAGATCGTTTTCCAGATGCGCTACCGGTTCGGCGGAAAGCCGGCCCGGCTCGACCTGGGTACATACCCACTGCTCTCACTGCGTGAAGCGCGTACAGAACATCAGCGGTTGCGTACAGAACTGGAGAGGGGAAAAGACCCCCGCCATGTACGCAGCTCGGAGCGCGAGGAAGTGGCTCAGGTCTGGACCAACGAGCAGCTGTACCGCGAGTGGCATACGACCTACTGCGTGGAGAACAAGCTCCAGGCTGACGACTACCTTCGCAGCTTCGAGATCCACGTCTTCCCGAAGCTGGGAAAACTGCCGGCCGATCAAACGACTGCCCACCAGTGGCTCACCTTGATCGAGACCATCGCCGACAACACACCTTCAATCGCTGAGCGCATCCTGCAGACCACCAAGCAGATGCAGAAGTGGGCGCACCGCCGCGGGTTGATGAAGACCAAGCCGCTGATCGATGTCTCGGTGGCCGAAGACCTGATGATCCAGAAGGAGCCGGCCGGGAGGGCCTTGAGCGAGGAGGAGATCAGGCTGTTCTGGTATGGCGTCGAGGCGTCCAGGATGGCGCCGGGCACGAAGATATTCCTGAAGCTGCTCCTGCTGTTCGGCTGCCGAGGAGTGGAGCTGCGTGAGCTGGACCCTGTCAAAGATCTCGATATGGAAGCCGGCGTGTGGACCGTGCCGCCGGAGAAGAACAAGGTGCGTAAGCGAGTTCGCCGCGGGATCTACAGGCCGATCATCCAAGAGATTCGCCCACTGATAGATGAAGCGAAACGGCACTCACGCAGTTCGCACCTGCTGTTCACGCAGGAGAAAGCCCCCACGCCTCTCGGGGTGGGCGCCACGCTGAGCATGCCAGCGTCGGTGATGCGGAACGTGAAGAGGGTCTACGGCGTCGAGATGAAACACTGGTCGCTGTACGACCTGCGCAAGACAGCTCGGACCAACTTCTCGACGCTGACGGATATGCATGTTGCCGAAGTGATGCTCGGTCACGCCCTGCAGGGGATGCAAGGCGTGTACGACCGCCACCTATATATAGAGGAGCAGGCTGCTGCCTACAAAAAGTGGTGGGACAGAATCATGGAGATCGTGGCGACCCCGCCAAAAAGAAAGGAGGCCTAAGCCTCCTTTCTCATTGCCCCGGCTTCCCAGGTCTCCACCTCCTCGAGGAGGTACAGGTTCTCGGAGCCATTGTGGCTGATGGCCGGCTTCGGGAACCCGCGAGTTTCTGGCCAGCGGGCGAGGGTGCGGGAAGTCTTCCCGTACCGCTCACACAGCTCTGACGTGGAAATGAATTTCTTGGCTACCTCGCTCATGGTCTCTCTTTCTCCATCATGATCTCGAGTCGGCGGATGTCGTGGGCGATCTTCCTGGCAAGCAGGCTTGCCGAGCCGCAGCCCAGGGCATGCGGCATCTCAAAGGTAAGGCTCGCCTCGACGTGGCGGTCTTCTGCCTGGCGGGGCGTCTGTTCGAGTGCTTCAAGCACCTTGGATACTGCGTCGTTCACTCTGGTGTCTGCCCCTGTCTGAGGTTGGCCATACTACTGGTTTACAGTATTTGTGTAAATACAGGAATACGGTCAAGCTGACGCGGCTAGCTCATTCTCGAGCTTCCAGATGAGGACGTTGCGGTCCCTCCAGGTGCGTAGATCCACGATGTCTTCTCCGGATGCCGCGGCTTTCTTGAGCAGCAGGCGAGACAGGCTGCGATCCAGGCCTGTTTCAGCTGCCACCTCGCGCCAGGTGATCGGCTCGTCGTCGCGGAAGTAAATGGGGCCTTGCGGAGTGCGCTGGACAGATATTCTCATCTTCAATTCCTTCAATATTCAAGTTTTCTTATATAGCTATCGTCTCGCCATTCCCTCCCCGGAACAGCGATCGAGTGTTCGTTGGTAACTCTTCAGGTCCTTACCTACTCCGTGGATGGCCAATTTTGTCGGGCAGCTGTGAATGGCTGTGGGCTCTGGCAACGGGCCTGCAACTACGGGTCCCATTAGCTGCAGGCAAGTGCCGAGCGTGTACGCTGCCATCACCCAGCCGGCGAGGAAGCGATCCGTACGCTACGCCGGAACGCCTTCAGCCAGCATGCGGCGCACGTTCTTGGCCAGTTCCACCGGCACTACCTGCTGCGCCTTCTTCGCTTTCTGCGGGAGCATCGCGGCGGCTTCGGGGAACAGGTCTGCGAGCTGCTTCTCAGTGCGGCAGGCGTCGAGCAGGTCGCTGACCTTTTCGTGGTAGTCCAGAGCCTGGGTCAGGATCGACATGAACTCGGCGGACAGTTCGCCGACCTGCTTGACCAGAGGGGCGAGGGCACGGATGCGGGCCTGCTCGAGCTGGTCGACTTCCTTGATGTTCTCCGGTTCGAGGCCCCGGAGGTTGATATGGTGGTCGGTTGCGAAGGCGGGTAACACGCGGTCGAACCGTGGGGTGAATTTGCGGATGTCGAGTTGGCTGTTCCAGCTGGCGACTCTGACTTCCAGCGCCGAAAATACCGGGTCCCACTTACCGCTCATCGCCCTGAGAAGCTGGTTGAAGACCTTCTCGTCGACTTTGTAGGTACTGCTGTGCCCACCCAGTTGAGTCGAGTGGGTGCGGAGGCGGCCCTTGTCGTCTCGTTCGGCTGGGTAGACCGTAGTTTCAACGCTCTTCCTTCCGGTCATGATGTGCAGCTGAATCATCTTGTTCCAGCTGCTCTCCGGCACTTCCGGGATCAGCGACGCCAGGTGACGGGCATGCACCTCGGTGAATTTCGTGTTCAGGGCTTTGACTTTCTTGGCCATGGCCGGCGCGTGCTTCTCGATCGCCTTGGCGGTGAGTTTGGCGGCCAGGTCTTTGCGGATTTCTTTCGTCAGGGTCATAGTGAATTCCAGGTTCTAATTTAATAAGGAAATACAGTAATACAGGTTTGCCGCTATGGATAGACCTCCCAGGTCCCGTAGCTGCCGTTCTCAAACTTCCGGGTGAGGCAGTCTCTCCCTCGGTGCCAGGCATCCCGCTTGATCAGCAGTGCCTGGTCGAAGTCCTTCGCGGCGCGGTAGATGAGCAGTCGCCGGCGGTCGTCGGTGTCCTCCCCAAGCAGGTGATAGCCGAGCTCAACAGCCTGCTCTTCGGCCCGTTTGCGAAACTGCGGCCACTGGGCGGGATCGATCAGGTCTCGCCCTTCTTCGTCGATGACCCTAAACCGGTTGCTGAGCCAGCACGCGCCCGGAAGCACCGACGACTCGTGGTAGGCGACCTCTCTGAGGAGCCTTGCATACTTTTCTGACATGACCCGTCCTCCAGGAGCAGGCGTAGCAGTTCTTCTTCCAGTTGGTACAGCTCATCGTCCAGCTTGTGAAAGTCTTCAGCGCTGAGTGCCAACGGGTCCCACCGCTCGTAGAGTTCAGCAACTCTGGCTTCTAGCTCGCGGACTCGTTGCATTTGGTCTCAACCTCGTTCATTGCCTCGGCGTAGTCCTCGAACGGGTGGGTCCGGAACAGGTGGGCCAGCTGGTGGACAATCAGCCTGCAGGCGGGGTCTTTGAGTATCGCGTTGGTGTCTCCACCGGCGTCTCGGATCTCGTAGATCGCCTGCTGCAGGCCACGGGCGAGGGGAATGGGATTGCAGGCGCCGTCCTGGGCAATCTTGGCGGTTTCGAATCGGTTCATGCTTCACCTCTGGCGAGTTGCCAGTCACTGATATTTTCGTTGATGAGAGGGCGGAATGGGCCTTGAACGTCCATCGTGCCGTCGCGGTTCACCTTGATGATGACGCCGGTGATGGTGTGGTTGTCGGCCCGGCGGACATAGTCACCGCGGCGTGGGGTCATCAGCATGGCCGCACCTGCTCGTGGTAGTGGTCGACGATGTCGCTGAACAACTCGGCTTCCTTGACCCAGTGCGCCACATGGCCGTCGCCCATGCTCTTGAGCAGGCTGTGCTCGCCGTGCGTAGCTTCGAAGTCCATCACGTCGTCCGGGTCATCGCTCTTGTAGAGCACGACCGCCGGCCGATCGGCGTAGGTGCCGTGGAGCGCGCCGCCGGAGATGTCGGCGACGATGCGGACGGGGGTCAGCAGGGCGTTCAGCGCCTCCAGTAACTGCTTGGCGGTCTCCTCGTTCGGCTCGTTGGTAATATGTAGATGGGAGGTGACCTCACCGAGACGCACGGTTGCCTCGATGACCGCCCCGACGCCGTTGAATTCGCCCAGCACGGTTCTGGATCCGAACCCTGGTTCACCCTCGCGGCGCACCGCCACCGTGCTATCGCCCGCCCAGCAGACCTCGAGGTGTTCGGGGAGGTCACAGTGGCCGCCGGCCTGGCGCGCGAGTTCCAGCAGATCAGCGTCCTGGTCCTCGGCTATTTCGTAGTAGACGTCGCCCTCGTCCGCGAAGAATATGGCGATGGCCGGGAGTAGCTTGAATCCTATGATCTTCATCACCAGTTGCTCCAGAAAAAGTGGCCGTTGTGCTCGCTGATGTCGCAGTCGTCCTTCCAGACCCGCTCCCAGTCGATGTAGTGGAAGAAGTGGCTGTCGTCCTTGATCTGGCCGGTTTCGATAGCGAACTCCTGCTCCATCTCGGCGCCACTGTCGTACTTACCGCGGTAGGCCCCACGAATAGTGCTGATCGGCGTGTCGTTGGTACCGAAGCAGTGTTCGAACGCCTCCAGGATCTCCTGGCCGTCGTCGCCGAACTCTTCCTCGGCCTCGGCGATGCGCTCTCGGATCTCGTAGAGCTTGTCGAAGCTGGTGTACTCGCCGACGCTGCCCTCGGGGAACCCTTCGTGGTCGTGGATGGCCCACTCTTCGGCGGAGGGGACTTCACCGGTGCCGTGGCAGTGACTGCACCGGTGCCAGGTGGTGATAGAAGGGAGACCGAGTCGTCGAACCTCTGCGTCATCGCACCCGTGGCGCACCACCATGACCTCTTCGACGCCTTCACACTCTGGGCACTCGACCATCACGTTCGGGTAGGGGCTGGTTATCAGCACCTGCTCCTTCACGGCCTTGCTCAGATCCTCGGCATCGACATAGTCATCGAGGTCGAGCCAGGCCCCGTGAAGTCGGCCGTTGTTGTAGCTGGCGAGGCATGCGACGTAGATGCGCATAATTTCCATGCTTATCTCCTTAATGCTGTAAATACAGGTCAATCGACGAGTTCAGTGACGTGTTCTTTGATGACCTCGCCGTCCTTGAACAGGGTGACCGGTTCGCCGGCTACTCGGCCGTAGCCGGCCTTGCTGAGCTGGACGTACTCGTCAAACTCAGCTACTGCGATGGCGGCGTGTGGGCCTCGGTAGACGACGCCGATGTTGCCGGCGGTGAGTTCGTAGATCGGCGTGGTTTTGGCCGAGAAATTGGTTGGCATGGGTCAGTCCTTATGCCGTGTGATGAAGTGCTCCAGCGCGTTGGCCATCTCTTCTGGCAGAGGCGGTGGGAAGCTCGGGAAGACGATCTCATCGAACTCCGCGCCCACCTCACCGAGCTCCTCGGTCTTGTTGGTGACATCGATCGCCGCGTCCAGTGCCTCCAGCAAGTTGGTGGCTATGCGGATCAGGTCCTGCTTGGTCATGCGTCAGCCCTCCGGCGATTGAAATAGCCGAGCACCGCGCGCAGTTCGCCGTAGGCGGTGAGGCCCGTTGTGAGGTCGAAGTCGATGACGCCTTCTTCGCCCTCAGCCAGGTGGTTCAGCTCTCCGCAGAACTCGGCGTCGGCCTCGTCGCACATGATCTGCAGGTCTTCCTTGGCACCGTCACCGTCGAAGGTTTTCACCCAGATGACGCGGTCCTCGGTGATGGAGCTTCCGCCGTCGAAGCCGGCGGCTGTGATCTCGTAGACGGTCATTGGTCAGTCCTCCTGCTGATAGCCGACCAGCTTGTACTGGTCCTGCCAGGACTCGCCGCAGTCGTTGCAGGAGACACCCTGCCAGGCCGCTCCGGCGTCGACCGTCACCGAACCACCGTCGAGGTCTGAACTGCCGCAGTACGGGCAGCGGGTGCCCCCTTCAGTTGCGTATTGCTCGGGCGTCTGGGGAAGTTTCTGGCTCTCGGCGACCTGCCGGCCATGCACCTGTAGCCGCAGGTAACCCTCGGTCTCATGGCCTTCGTCCACGAATGGCCACGCCGGCCAGAGTGCCTTCAGTGCGGCGTCCACGTCATCGTCAAAACCACGACTGCAGCTGTGGTTGACGATCAACTCGCTCGGGCTGTTGCCCCACACGATGGCCATCCATCCTGTCCCTGCGCCATCCTTGATCATGCGCAGGCCGCAGTCGTCTACGGCGGCACAGTCTTCGACGACCTGCTCGATCGACTTGTCTTCGACGAACTCCCAACCGTCGCCGTCGTCCAGCTCGTAGTGTTCCCAGCCCATGCTGCGCAGGCTGCCCAGGATCAGGCCGAGGGCCAGTTTTTCTGCTTGAAGTGACATGATGGCTGCCTCAGCTGAAGTCGGCGGGGGTGAGTGGAATGGTGCGGAGGAATACGCCTCGCACTTGTTCGCCGTTGGTGGTTGTGAGAAGGGCTCTACCGTCGTAGCAGAGAGTCACTTCCTGCTGCTGATCCAAGGTGACGGTCGCGTCGTTCGAGAGGGTCAGCGTGACTATGCCGGAGAACCCCGCGCCGCCCGGGTAGTCGAAGGTTTCCACCTCACATCCGTTGATGTGCTCGATGTCCGCGACGTCAAACAGGCGCTTCAATTTGATTTTCATGTTGCCTTACTCCTGTAATTACAGTTCTAAGCCGCTGATCTAACCGGCGGAAACACAATCGACGCCTCCGTCTGGCCCTCGTCAGCGAACCACTTCTTCTCGAGCAGCAGGTCGGTGGCGATCTCGCAGGCCTCCCCGGCATCAACGGTGCAGCCTGGCAGGTAGCTGATCACCGCCACGAAGAGCATCTCGAAGCCGGCCTGGTAGCCAACGTAGGTCACGTCGTAGCGGTCCTTGATGGCGGAGATCGGGTGCTCGGCCAGCGCGTCGTCGACCACAAAGGACGTCAGTTCCTTGAAGCGATCCTGGTTCAGCATGTCGCACTGCTCATCCGTCAGCTCCGGCATCTCTGTGCAGGCTGGGCAGCCGTCGTGGTGGTCGTGGAAGGGGTCGGTGCAACTCATGCCGCGCGCTCCTGCAGGTAGTCGTGAATGGTGAACAGCCGGCCGATGTCAGGCGTGGCTTGGATGATCCACTCGTCCAGCCTTCCGTTGCAGCGAGCCGACTCCATGAGGTCGTGCTCTGTCCACATGTCGAAGCCCATCGCCTGCTCGTCGATGTAGGCTGCGATCAGCGTGCCGACCTCGTTGTGGTCCCAGGTCTCGATCTCGTCCCAGTTGTCGAGGTTGGCCGAGTAGAAGCTGATGAAACCGCTGCGGCTGGTGAATCGCTCGCGCACCTTGTCGCGGAAAGCCTTTTCGCTGGTCTCTGCCCTCAGTCGGCGAACCTCGTCCAGCTCGATCTCACAGAAGATCCGGTCGGTGTCGAAGTTGTACTCGCGCGGCGATTTCAGCGACTCGAAGGTCAGGGCGATCTTGAACTCGGCGGCCAGTGCTTTGGCATATTCCGCGGCGTAGTTGCCGTGCACGAGACCCCACTGGCAGGCGCCGAAGGCCCGGTCGCGGAGCTTGTCATTAATCGAACAACCGGTGTCACGGTCGCTGAACATCTGATCCAGCGCGTCGTCGAGGCTGCTGTCGTGGGGGCTGTTGTAGAAGCCGGAGAAGGGGATGGTGGTTAGCATGGCGGCTGCCTTTGGCATTTCAATACTCCTCAGCCAGCAGGATGGTCAGCAGTCGGCCGGTCTTGTCCGGGTCGCTAGGGTCTTCGGAGCCGAACTGATACAGCGGGTCGTAGTAGTCGATCTCCCAGAAGATCCGCTCGCCGGCGACATCCAGGGCACCGAAGTCGTGTTCGCCGTAAGGGTCGTCACCCTCGGTGAAACCGTCGAAGGCGCGCACCGCGGCGATGATTTCTTCCTTGGCCGGGTGGTTGGCCACACCTTTGGTGAGTACCGTACGGCCGCCGAGGCCGGTGGTGCGGAGCATATCGTTGAGCTGGGCAATCGTCGGGGTTTCCATCACTTCACTTCCTTCAGTTGATATCCTTCAAACGCCTGCGCCTTCCATTTCTGGATGGCGTCTTCAGTGGCGTCCTTCTTTTGTGGGTGGGTTTTGCCGCTGATCCACTTGCCGTTCCGGCGAAGCTGAACTTGCCAGGCCATAAACGCTTACTCCTGTAATTACAGGGATCAGGCCGCGATTTGATCCTCGCGGCGTTGCCAGACTCCGACGTAGTCGATGCCCTTGGCGCGGTAGAGCCAGTCTTCCAACTCCTCCTCGGTCATGCGGGTGTCGACCCAGACCTGGGTGTAGCCGGGGTCTTCTCGGTAGGCACCGGCCTTGATTACCGACATGGTCGTCTTCAGCGGCGCGAGCCGGCGCACCAGGGTGCTTGCGGAGTGGGTCTCGACGTCGATGCCGAGGCGGTGGATTGGGGCTTTGGCGGGGATCTGGACGGCCACTAGATTGGCTCCATCTGACTGAACAGTTTGTCGTCAATATTCACTACGGCTCCCCAGCGATCTCCACGCCACACCCGGCCAGTGCGGTGGCTTTCATCCTGAATAGACCAATAAAGTCCGAACGGACCTATGTGGGTTACTTCCGCCGGCACCGTGGGCACATCAGCAATCTCGTAGCCCTGGGCCGCCATGACGCCGGCGATCGCGTCGCAGGTGTCGCTGTCCCACTCTTTGCCGGACAGTAAGGACTGGATCTGGTCCAGCGTCTTGGCGGCACGGGAAAACGTGTCGTCCGGCACTCGCTCACCTTGTTCATAGGCGTAGATCAGTTCGGATGGGGTCTTCACTCTTCACACTCCTCAATATGGGTGGTCGTGCAGCCGGGGTTCGCAGCCAAGCACTGCTCCTCGGCGTCTTCCTCGCTGACCGCCTGGCAGTAGAACTCGTGCATCTCGTTCATCTCCTCGTCGCCGGCGGCGTAGAAGACCACCGTGAAGTCGCGCGGTAGGTCGTCCGACTCGTACGGCTCGATCTCGGCGCCGCAGACCGGGCACTCGTCGTTGCACTGGCAGGACCAGGTGTCGGTCCATTGCGTGCCGCAGTGGCGGTAGTAGTTGAGGAAGCGGGCTGGTTCAGTTTTCACAGGGCACCTCCGGGCGGGCATTGAGCCGGTCAGCCACCTTGTCGGCGCCGATCACCTTCAGCGTTTCAGAACACTCATCGCAGCCAAGGACGAACTGGCAGCGCACGTCGTTCGTATTCAGCCTGTTCTGCGGGACGCCGGTGGTGATGACGTTCTGCGTGCACCACGTCAGCGATTTGCTGCCGCACTCATGACAGGTGGTGACTTCGGTGAGCGGCTGCGGGGCGGTCTGCGCGATGGGGCCGGCGTAGAACTTTCGGATTTCCCAAACGTCCGGCAGCCCTTTTGCCAGCTGCTCAGCGTTGGCTTCTGCACACCACGCGGCGCGCTCGGCAGTGCTGTCTTGCCACCAACGTTCCTCTACTTTCTGCCCTGGTAGGTATCGCACTTGCCATTGCTCCACAGGCTGCTGCTCGGTCTGCGCGATGGGGCCGGCGTAGAGCGCAACCTGCTTCGAGCCAGCAGGCTTACCAGCCAGAGCTGTCTTGTCGAAGTTCTTCGCGTCGTCTTCGGTCGGGTGCAACCAGCTGCCGAAACGGCCATTACGGAAATTGGCGTATCCGACAGGCTGCTGCTCGGTCTGCGCGGCACGCAATTCGTCTATCTCCATTTGCATCCCGCCACACTGGGCGCGGAGATCGCTATTCTCGCGTTCCAGATCGGCCTGCACGGGGCGTGCTGACAGAGCGGGGCGTGCAAGAAAGGCATCCAACAACACTTGGAATGCATCACAAACGGATGCCGGCAGTTGGCCACCAGCTTCCACCGTATGCGGTGCTAGCAGTTCGCACAGGTGGGTGTAGGTGCCTTCGTAGATGTCCTCATCCTGCGCCGGGGCTGGCTTTTTCGTGCATGCAGGACACGGGAAGCCATCGCGCCGCCAGTCGTCGTGCGCAACATCGTCGCAAAACTGAGCCGGGGCTGGCTCGGCCGATACCCCATGCTCCAGCGCCGCCTCGCGCAGTGCATCCTCGACGTCACCCGGGATCAGGTAGTTGCGCAGGTAAGCGCACTCGTCGTACTGAAGCAGCACGGTGAGGTTTTCCGGGAACAGGTGCCCCGGCACCCGCACCACGTTGCTGACGCCGCGATCGGCGTCGACGAAGGCCACGATGTTGCCCCCACCCACTTCACGCAGCAGAAGGGTCCAGGCGATGCGCTGGCCGTGTTCGGTGTACTCGCGGCCGGTGTTGAACGTGTTGATCTTCATCCCTCAAACCCTCCATCCTCGTTGAACGTGTACCCGCAGCCGCGAAGGGCTTCATCGACCTGCTCATCAGCGGTCAACCAGTCATGCTCGGATTCCAGTTGGTCGTAGATCCAGTCGGCGAAGAGCCGGAGCGCGTCCCGGATGTCGCTTTCGGCATCACCGACGTCCCGGTACATGCTGTCTGTATGGGTCACCTCCACGCTCATGCAGCCGCTGTGTTGGTAGTACCCTCGGTGCCGGCAAGTGGCCTCCAGCTTGTAGAACTGCTTGCTCTGAATCTCTTGCAGTGCCTGGCCAATGCTCAGCAACTCGTTAAGCGTGTCGCCCGGGCCGAACTCGTGGAGCAAAGCCGATCGCCAGCCCTTCTTGTAGCGGTAGGAACCCTCGAAGCACGCGCCGTCGCCCTGGCTCCAGAATCCGCTGAAGTAGATCGCCGGCGTGTATTTGCCTTTGCGGTCAATGTCGATGCCCAGGTGCTTGGCAGCGGTGTCAGCCTGCTCGTAGACGCTGTCCCACCAGTCGTAGTCGAGCTGGCCGTTGCGGTACCACTCGCGGGCCTCCTCCTTGGCGGAGTCGGAGAGCTCGTCGAAGGTGTAGATGAGGTATTGCTTGAGTGCGGGCATGGTCAGTCCTCCCACTCTTCTTCAACCACCACACCGACCGCCTTGGCATGAGCTGTGATGCCATTGAGCGTCTCGTGAAGGTCTCGCCAGTCATAGCCGGCGTGCAGGTCTTGGAGCATCGTCAGCGCGCTGCGAAGTGCGCTCTGAACCGCTTCTACTGTTGGTTCGGCCATAGTCAACCTCGCTTCTGCCGCAGGCGGGCACATTTGCTGTGATCGATCTTGTTGCCACCGCCGCGGCGCCGGCCGCAGATGTCGCAACGGTTGGTGAGGCGCTGGTCGAGGCCTCGGGCTCCCATCGGCTGGGGTTTCCAGGTCATTGGCCACCCCCGGCGCGGAAGGAGTAGGTGCAGCCGCCGGTGACGATGGTTCCTGGCTTGCGGCGCTCGTACCACTGAGCCGGCACGCTGACCTGCATGCAGGGCACGCCGTCTTTGGCCAGCACGATGCGCTGGAAGCTGTGGTCGGCCATCGTGCGCGGGATCTCGCGCACCACGGTGTGGGGCACGCCGTCAACGTAGAGGGTGGTCATCACGCCGCTCCCTCAGCCAGCGCCGGCCCGTCGACGAACTGAAACTGCTCGTCCAGCTTGAAGTAGGTGCCCGGCAGTGCACCTTCCAGCTCGCTGTGCAGGTGGTGCAGGCGCTCGTCCAACGCCTCGATTTTCATCGAACCGTTCAACGTACCCACCTCTTGCCACTCGTCCTGGAAGCGCTGCTCCAGGTGCATCGGGTGCTGGCCGGGGCGCATGGGGTAGGGCATCAGGTAGAGGCGGCACTGGCTGCTGCCGGGGGCCTCGGGGGTGGAACGGCCCACGCGGGAGGGCGGGGCCACCACGAGGGTGTAGCGGGTCTCCAGGCGCAGTTTCCAGCCCTTCTTCTCGGCGGTGCCGCCGCTTCGGACGATCTGGCCGAGGCGCATGGCCTCGGCGGTTTCGTTGGCGGTCATTCCGCCTCCGCAGAGGTTGAGCAGCATCTGCTCGAGGCGATCGGCAGGGCCTTTGGCGACCATGCCGTCGGGGTTGGTGACGATGAGTTGGCGGGTGTCCATGTGAATTCCTTATATGCTTATTACTTTATTTATGGGTTGTTACCAGTCGTAAGCCGGTAGGTCGTCAACGATTTCGCCGTCGCAGTCGAGGCGGATCCAGCGGTCGTCAAAGTGATGGGCCGTTAGCCAGTTGGCGATGTCGATCAGGCAGCGCGGTGCGTCTTCAAGGGTGTGGAAGCGCAAGAAGAATCCGTACGTCCACGACGCACAGGTTACCCAGGCGTTGTCGTTGCCAAGTTCGGTGAGGGTTGCGGCCACCGAGGCTGTGATGTGGGCAGTGCTGATGGTTGGGATAACGGCGGTCTCGATTTCCATGGGTTCTTCCTGTAAATACAGTTCTTTAACCCAGCCGATTCGACGGCCAGACGTGTTTGGTGCCTCGGGGGTGCTGGACTTCGACCCACCGGTAGGACTTGCCTGGCAGCGGCTCACCTACGCTGGTGACGGTGCCTTGGTAGCCGGCGTCGCCGCGGTCGGCGGGGCAGCGGACGATCTGGCCGACGAGGAATCGGCGTGGCTCACTCATCGGGAATCCCCTTGTTTGCCGGCAACTCGCCCTTCACGCGGCGGGCGCAGCTGTCGATCTGGAACCAGCCTCCGCAGCGGCACTTGTACTGCTCGCCCTGGACGTCCTCCACGTCGTCGCCATCCAAGCCGATGATGTCCTGGCAGTGTGGGCACCGACAGATCAGGCTGCGGTCGTGGTCGCGGGCGACGTGGTGCACGTCGTAGATGTATTCGTCAGCCATTGGGCACCTCCAGCGCTTGATTGACTTCGGCGGCCAGCTTGTCGACGGCCGCGTAAATGGCATCTCCGTAGTCCGGCTCGCAGTTGTAGACCGTGCCGTTCTTCAGCGAGACGACGATGTGGGTCCGGTGGTAGGACGGCTCCACGCCGGAGACTTGGTCGGCTGCGACGTAGCGGGTCTCGTTGCCGGGGAGTTTGATCAGTCGGCTCATGACAGCAGCTCCTGGGGCACCATGACGACCTCGCCGAGCTTGGCCGCGACGAGGCAGCGCATGGCGGAGATGAGGGGTGTGGGGCCGTAGGAGTGCTCGCTTCGGCCCCGGTTCATGCACGCACGCCAGTCCGGCGAGGCGTCCTTGAATCGGCTGGCCTGTTCAGCGCTCAGGTTGCAGAACACCTCGATGCCGTGCCTCTCGATCAGCGGTCCGCCTTGGCTCCAGTCGGTCGACGGACAGTAGTTCTGTTTCTCTGACCAGCCGCTACTCAGTACCCGATCCGCCCCATTGAGGGTGAACCACCAGCACGCCACCGTATCGAAGTGCAGGTTGGTGGCGCCTTCTGACATGGCCACCGCCCAATCCAGCGCCTTGCCTTCCAGCTCAGTGGTCTTCACTTCGATCATTTTGGTCATGACAGCAGCTCCTGTGGCACCTGCACCGTGTCGCCGAGCTCGAACTGAACGACTACCCGGCAGGCGGCGATGAGGTAGTCCTTGCCGCGGCCCTCGATCAGCGGGCCGGGGTCGTTCACGTCGTTGTTCAGGTAGGCGACGATCTCGCCAGTTGTGGTGGTCTGAAGGTCGGGGCGGTACTTGGCGATCAGCGGGCCGCACTGGTCCCAGTTGGATGAGGGGGCATAAACCCCCATCATCCAGGGGATATGGAAGCCCTCCGGGAAGGTGACGATGTGCCCAGGCTCATCCACTGCGCCTATTGCTCGCTTTACCGCCCAATCCAGCGCCCCGCCTTTCAATTCGGCGGTCTTCACTTCGGTCATTTGGGTCATTGGCACTTCCCCTTGCATCCCATGCGCTCGCAGCCGCCGGGGAATCCGTCCTTGTCGCAGCCGTCTGGGTAGTCGGGACCTTCGCTTTCCAGCAACGGCCGCGCCGCCACCAGCGCGTCATTGAGCAGCCCGACGTCCGCCGGCACCTTGGCCAGGTACGGCAGCAGCTGGTCGAGCGAGGCGACGCAGAGGGTGAGCGCCTGTTCGAGCTCGAAGGCTCGGGTGGCTTCGGCGCAGGCGCGCTTTTGCCAGGTGTTGGCGTCATCGCGCAGATCGTCGTTTAGTTTTTCCAGGTCTCGGCAGGATGCTTTCAACTGGCTGTTCTCGCCTGCCAGCGTCGCGTCATCCGCATATCCTGCGTTGAGCATCGCCATGAAGTCGTCGCGGTAGGCGTCCTTGATCCGGTCGGCGAGTGCCGGTAGTTGGTGGGTGAAGACCGCCATTTCCAGCCTGCGCTCGACGTCGGCGTGGAAGTCGCCGAAGTCCTGACAGCACTGGATGCCGGTGAACCCGGTGATGATCAGCGCCTGCTCTTTCGTAAGGGGTGTGCTCATCTTCTTGTTCCTGTATTTACAGTTGATTACGCCGCAAGCGGCTTGGTATGCGAGCAGTGTTGGCACTGCCATCCGCTCTCGGTCATCACCATCGGCTTGTAGTGGCACTTGGGAACCTGACCGAAGACGAATGGCTGGCCCGGGAGGATGCCCAGGGCGTCAGTGGTCCGCTGGACGATGTTCAGCGCGCACTGGATGACCGCTTTGTCATCTGGTAGCCGGGCCAGCGCCTTCATTTTGGGCTGTTGCTCCCGCATCACCTTTCCGGCGAGGCGGTGGGCCGCGGCCCGGACGGCTGCCGCAGTGCCGTGTTCGCGGAGGACAAGTGCCATGACCAGGACGGTGTCGACGCTGTTGAGCTGCATTGAGGCGGTGCGGAGCTTCCAGGTCGGGATGTTGAGGACGTTCATCATTTGCCTCGGCCGTCGGGTTTTCTCATCATCTTCTGTTCATCCTTCGGTTGTAGTCCTCGGCCAGCTCCTCGACGTCGTGCCCGGCCAGCTCTTCCGCGGTGAAGACCTTCTGGAAGTGCTCGGGCTTGAAGTGCACGGTCGCGCCTGGGGTGTAGAGCAGGTGGTAGGTTCCCGCCTTGGCGTGTTGCCGTTGCTGGGCGGTGACGTCGCGGTAGAGGCAGTTGTTGAGGAGGGCGGCTTGCAGGCGGTGGAGGTCGAGGTGGATCACTTCGCGCACCTTTTCGCCATCTCGATGCCAGCCCGGAGGATTGCCCGGCGGGTGGCAGCGTGTGGGTCCCCGCCATGTGGCTCCATCACGCCCAGCGGCTGCACCGCGGTGTAGTCATCGCCTATATCGAGAGGGAGCCGCAGGTCTACTGCCAGCTTGAGAGCCTGTTCTCCGTCCCGCTCCGGCTCCCAGGCAAACGACAGGCAGCTCTCAGGCCCTTGGCCCGGGTGCTTGACGATGAGCTTGTTGCCGCGAGATGACCAACAGACGGGCTGAAGCCCGACAAATTTGGCGACCAGTAGCAGGTCTTTTCTGGTGATCGTGGTCATAATTTGACATCCCCTGAGACCGTTCTGACGTTGCCCATTACCTGCTTGCATGTCACATCGCCGCTGACGGTGCGGACTTCGCCGGCGACGTCACCACAGCGAATGTCACCGCTGGTGGTGGTCACGTCGTGGCAGTCGCCGGTTACCGTTACGTCGCCGCTAGCGGTGGTCAGCTGTTCCACATCACCATGCACCGTGACGCTGATCGGGCCGACAAGTGACCCCTCCTGCCTGACTCCGTTGACAATCACCAGGTCGTCGATGATCTCTACGTGCCGGCCGCGGAAGGACTTTCCGTCGATCGTTACGCTGCCGGTGGTTTTGAATAGGGCTCGCAGTCGTTTTGATCATTCGATCGTCACTCCCTTGCTCCTGACAGCCTCTCTGCACCGGTTCAGCATGCCCATCTCGGCGCCGATCACTGCCTCTGTCATCTCCAGCTCGTCGATGTCCATATCGTCGTGATCTGCAGGGTCAGGCCACTCCGGCGCCGGCGGCAGCTTGATGACCAGGGCGGCGCGGGAGCGGTGCCAGCCAATCCACATGAAGTTGACATACTCACAGAGGTAGCTGCCGCTCGCTTCGTCCCACGACGTGTCCTTCGCCCACGGGGCGATAGGGGAGGTGGCGAGGTCTTCCTCGAACTCCTTCCTCAGTTCCTCGGTCATTTGGCACGCTCCATGAACTTGGCGTAGCTGATCCGGCCGTCGGGGTTCCACCCGGCGTTGAGTGCTTTGCGAGTCTCGGCGCGGAAGGCGTCCTGCTCGGCGGCGGTGACCTCGGTGAAGCCTTCGTTGAGGGTCCGCTCCACGTCCTTGGCGACTGCTCGGCCCCCGCCGGCGTGGATACGGCACATGCGGGTTTTGTGGTTGACGAAGTAGCTGGTTTTCACTTGGCACCTCCCTCGTGCACGACACACTCGAACGCGGCGTATTTGCCCTGGTACCGCAGGTGGTAGAAGCGCTCGATCAGGTCATGGCCGCCGACCATGCCCTTCTCGTCAGTCCAGAGGTATCCGGTCATCTCGCTGTAGCACGGGCAGAGGCTTCCGTCTGCAGCGCCGTGGAGCACCTCGATCAGATGTAGGTCAGCCTGCTCGAGCGTCACCGGTACGTCGCTGATGTAGTAGCGCACCGTGACCCGGAGCCCTTCGAGGCTGGTCAGCATGCCTGACAGCGACACGCCAGCAATGGCCACCAGGTCATCGGCCTCGCCGTAACTGGCTGTGCCGATTCGGCCTTCAAGCAGGATTCGGGTCATTTCCCTTCACCTCTCGCAGCGATCATTGCGTCGGCCTCGCCCACCTCCAGCACGCACCACACCGTCCAGCCCTCAGCCCGGGCCGCTTTCTTGGCCTCGATCTCGGCTTCCAGGCGGCTGAGCGTCTTGATCGTCTTCTCGAAGCGCTTGATGGTCCCGCCATCACGGCGCACTGACAGCGCCACGGTGATCGCCGGTCGTTCCTGTCTCTCGATCAGCTGCTTGGCCTTCACTCCAGGCCCGAACAACGCCCGGCGCATCTCCTGCTCAACGATTGCTACGTTCATGTGAACTCCTTCTGTATTCTAATATTTGTTTATTTACAGGTTGCTGGATAGAACCTTACCGCGACGGGTCGGCTATTCTGCCGACCCGTCCTTATTGCTGTAAATACCGGGCTTTCGTTTGCCGGGTTCCGTTGGCGCTAGTCCTCATCCTCGTCCGCCGCCACACCCTTCCGCCCGCGCCACTCCTCAGCCACCCGACAACCTCGCACCCGCATCAGCCGCTTCACCCGCTCGCCGCGCTTCTCCATCAGCTCTTCCATCGGCTTCAGGCGGGCCTCGAGCAGGCGCAGCTCCTTGATCAGCACGCCCCTTCGGGACTCCTTCTCCAACTCCGCGACGCCCACCAGATCAGCCAGTTCCCCTACGGTCGCGCTGGTCAGGTAGGTGACGCCGCGGCGCTCCAGGTCCTTCTCGGCATAGCGGACGTACGCCGCCGGCGACACACCAGACAGCGTCGCCAGGGCGAACAGGGTCTCAGCCCCGATGTAGGCGTGGCCTGTGCCCAACGCGCTTATGATCATTCGGCAGGTGAGCGCCATCAGGTCGTCGTCGGGGTCGGCAGTCGATATACCATCGTCGAGCACCCCCAGTCCCAGGTCCCAGACGCCACGCACCACGCGCTCCGCGGCGCCTTCGTACGGTATGTCGCCGTCCTCGATCATCTGTGCCACGTCAGGGGCGACACCTCTCACCTCCGCAGCCAGCTCACGCAGCCGTTCCAGCACTCCGTCCCGGACCTCGATCAGGCGCTTGGCCAGGTCGTCCTCGTACAGCGTGGACCTCAAAACTGCGTGGGTCAGGGGCAGCGTTCCTTCCGGTCCGGCCAGGTCCAGGGCCAGCGATTGGCGCACGCTGTAGCCCGTCCTTTTGCTGCGCTCAGGTAACCGGTGGAAGGGCGGCAGCCCGCCGTCCTGCACTTCGCCATAGCCGACGTGGGCCAGCGCCGGGGCCAGCAATTGGCCGTCGTATTCCATGCCTGCGCCTGCCAGGAATCGTGCAACGGCGCGGTCGACGCTGTTGTAGCTGCCCAGCAGCAGGTTGCAGGACAGGCGAGGGCTGACCGATCGCATGTCCTCGGGGAACAGGGCGGTGCAGCGCATGGCGATCTGCATCAGGCGGCGGGAGCAGTGGTAGATGGTGACCTCGCCGGGGTTGTAGACGGGGGGTTCGCCCCCATCCTGTTGGTCGCCGTCAGCGCCGGCCTCTGTGGAAGTGTCGTCCTCGGCCTGTTGGCCGCCGTCGGTGGATGCTTCGTCGGCGGGTCGGGCCCCAATCGGCAGCGGCGGCACCCTCTTCGGTGGGATGAACGCCGGCACATCGTCCCAGTTCCACAGGCACCTTCCGACGTACTGCGCCAACATCCTTTCGGTGAACGGCCCGCAGGCCATTGGCGCGAACGCCGGCTCGCTCAATGAGGCATAGGCATACGACAGGCTTTCCGCCATCGCGCAGGCTACCTCTGGCGCCCTCGGCCCGTAGTTGGCTCGCACCGACTTGCTCGACGGGCAGAGGCGCTGCTTGGGGAAGCCTTTGGGCGTGGTGGGCAGCGACTGCAACTTGACCCGCACCTTTCCGGTGGGGTTTTGGAGGGTGGATAGGGTGGCGTTGGCCATGTCGTCCTCGGTGGCGATTAGCGTGAAAGCAAAAACCTCAGCGAATGGATAATTCCATAGCTGGATGGGTGAAAAATGAACTGATTGGTTAAAAAGTGTACAGCGCGCCTTCGTCCACATAGGCCGAATGGGGGCACGTTTTTAAGCGAATGGGGGGTGAAATGTCCGACCTTGTCCTGTGGATAACTCTCGGATTTTTTCAGGGGCAAAAATTCCGTGGGGGATTAAGGGTGGCTCTGGGGGAGTTGTTATGCCAGTTTTCGTATGTTGTTATGTACCGAGGGAAAATTCTATATTTTTGATTGCGTGAACTGGGCGATTTCTGTCTGGGGTTGGCCGACGTTGTCGTCCTCAGTACCAGCAAAACAGTAGAAAAACGACCCTTTGTTATGTCTGTACCCAGGAAAGTGCAAAAAATTTGCGATACCCCTAATTATAAGGACAACGGCGTTTCGAAAAAAATTTCGTCGATGTCCTAACCATAAGTGATACCCACTTTTGCTAGCACAAAACTATACCTACTAGCCCTACTGCTAGGCCCTATATCTATATATATATATAAAATAAATAAAAATATTATATATATAGAAAGAGCCTATAAACCCTTATGCGTATATTGATGTATACGCATAAGCTCATCCATCCAGCCCTTCCCGGATCTGGACGAGGACCTCCTCCTCAATCCATTCACCCCTGCTCACCGCTTTGGAGAGGGCTGCGAGGGCGGCAACCCGGCCCGGCGTGAGCGCTGCCCGTGCCCCCCCGATCGACCTGACCGCCAAGGCGCCTAAGACGTCGATGGTGAAGCGTTCTCCACCTAGGCAGAACCCCGGTAGCCCTACGCTGCGAACGACGTCAGAAGCGACGCGCAGCGCGTTGTGGAACGTCACCCGGTTATCCGACCTCACACCCATCGCTGCGACGAGCTGCCCGAAGGTGATGTGCTCGACGCAGGAGGCATTAACGCCCAGGCGCTTCTGGCGCGCTGCCCAGCGTTGCCGGTCCGGCTCGTCGCCGAACTCGTCGATGAGCCACTCACCGAAGTCCTCAGCGTCCTTGCGGCGCCGACTGAGGACGAGGTCGACCAACGCCCTGACCTTGACGCTGGGCTTGCCGTAGTGGCTGTCGATCTCGTCGTCGCCGACGCGGCGTCTGAGGGCGTCGGTGTCACGGTAGCCAAGGATGGGCAGCACCTGCTCGACCAGGAGGCAGTAGCGGCTGTCGGTCGAATCGGTGACGAGGTCGAGGTCCCGGCCCTTGAAGGAGAGCTTTCTCACCGCCTGACCTCCTTGACGAACGTGATGGCGTCCTCGTCCTCTTCGAAGAGCGCGACGATGCGCGGGTGGTCGTCCTCGTCCTCTTCGAAGAGCGCGACGATACCGGCTGCGATCATCAGCGGGATGGCCACCAGCAGGATGAGGGCGATGAACCAGTGTGCAAGCTGCTGAGTGATGCTCATATCGACGCACTCCAATATTGATGTATTCACTTATTTACAGGTTCGACGGCCGCCTTTACGCACGGCCTGCTCGGGGAAGTTCATACCCACCTTTACGCGGCGGCAACCTTGGTCGTGCCACACCACGACGGAATCGGGGCGATGCGAAGGCGAGGGGCAGCCGGAACCTCGTCCACGACCTTTGGCCTGGCCCGATCCCATACCATCCAGGCGCTGTAACGCTGCTCGGTGTGGTCGCTGCCAAACAGGGTGCCAGCGAAGCGGGTAAACGGACCCAGGGCGTCGTCGTGGCCCAGGGTGAAGGCAACGAAGGCGATGACGCGCCCGTCCTCGTCCAGGAGGTGGGCGCGGGTGGCGCCGGGCTGGTTACTGCTGAACGGCTGGAAGTTGAACATGAGGATCTCCTCGGGGCTCGTGGCCACCTTTACGTGCGGTTTACGTTGGCCACCTTTACGTGCGGTTAGCTCCAGCGGAACGGGACGCCGAGGTCGATGAGCTGCTCAAGCGCCCAGAAGTTGCCGGAATTGCGGTTGCGGCAGTCGAAAACGAGGGCGTCGCCGAGGTAGCTGGCGATCCACAGCCCACCAGGAAAGGTGACGACGGCATGGCGGTGGACCTCGCGGGAGAGGTTCTCGTCCTCGCCGTCTTCGTGGACCACGAAGTCGATGCGAACGTCGCACCCAGCCAGCGCCAGGTCCTCGAGCTGTGCTTCTACCTGACGTCCCATCACGCGGCTCCCAGGCTGTCGACGGCACGCAGCTGTTCGCCCAGGGCCTTGGCCAGGGCGTCGAAGTCGATGGCCTCGCCACGCTGCTCCATCAGCGCTGCAATCTCCTGCGGACGTTTGGCCAAGGCAGCCACCATGTCGCGCTCACCGAGTTCGGCAGCGACGGCGGCAGCGGCCGGCAGGGCACCGGGATTCTCCAGGTAGTCGGAGAGCTTCAGGCGGCGCATCTTGATGACCGAGTTGCTGCGGTACGGCCGGAAGTTGTGGCGCTCGGCGCAGATGTTCTGGGCCTTCTTGAACGCCGAGCCGTTGAAGTCGGCCGGAATGTACATGTGGTGGGTTTGGCCGGTCAGGGCGTGGGAGACGCTGACGAAGTAGACGTTGGGCAGCGGCAGGTCTGTATCGTGCGGCAGAGTGTGAGCTTGCATGGCGTGATTCCTTCAGGTGTGAGCCGGTTCTGGCGGTGAGATTCCCGTCACCTATTGGGTGAAGCTGCCGGCGTTTTTGGTGAATTTCGGCACTATTGCCGGTATTTTCCGGTACTTTTCCCGGACTTTTCAGGATTTTTTCAGCAGCCGTTCGGCGGCTTTCTCCAGGGCGCGGCGGGGTGTGCGTGTGTGTGTGCGCACGCGCGCGAAATAAAAAAAAAGCCGCCCGAAGGCGGCTCATAGCAGACCGTATTTACAGGTCGACGGACGGATTCGTTCCGTTAGACGGCTGCGACCTTGCCGCCGGCGCGCTTCGACTTGCCAGCCTGACCGGATTTCAGCAGCTCGGCGGCCTTGTCAGCGTCGATAGGCTCGACTTTGCTAGCCAGTTGACTCGCAACAAAGTCAACCGTGACGAACAAGTCGGACAGTTGCTTGGCCAGTTCGCGGGCCTCCTCTGCCGTGGCGGAAAACGCTTTCGAGTTGATCGCGTCGAGCGCTTTGGTCAGTTGATTGGCGACGGTCGAAGCCTTCAGCGTGACCGGCTTTGGCTCTTTTGCGGCCTTTTCCAGCGTGCGCCACTCGTCGAAAGTTAGAGCGAAGTCTGCCGCGTCGACAATGGCGGGCTTGCCGGCGTCGTCGAGGTTCGCCGGGTTGGCGAACTTTTGAAAGCGCGGATTATCGGCCTTCATCCGGGCGACGATATAGCGGCCGGTTTTGGCGTCGAGCTGAATTTGCGGCGCGTGCGCTTTGATATACGCGACCACTTCGCCGCCGAGTTTCGACAGCTTGCCAGTAGTAAGGCGAAACGCGCCATTTTGCAGCATGGCGTTCAATGGCTCGATGTTGTGGTGGGCAACGGCATGGATGGCGCAGTAGTTCGCCCATACAGTGATCGCCTCTGATTGAGCGGCAAGGCCCTTGCCGAAAGCTGCGATCTGTTGAGCGGTGATGATTTTGCCGCGGATGGTTATGGATACTTTGTTGGCTTTGGACATGATGAATTCCCCTATTCTTTAATGCTTTCTGCAATGTGCTCGCCAATCGGGCACATTGTCGAAGGCACTACGCGAGCGGCCGGCATCCAGGCCGCTCGATTAGTTTCCTTGCTCCGGTCGATAAGGCCGGTGTGAAGCGCGGGCATCGTTCGGCTTTGGCGCCGGCTTTGGCGGGACTGGCAAAGCTAGCAGGCGAACGACACGCGGGGCGCAGTAGTGGCGCAGATCGATGGTCGGAGCGTTAGGTTTTTAATGATCCGGCGACCGTATAACTGTAAATACAGGTCGCCCAATGCAGTGCAAGCCGTCGTCTCGATCGTCGGGCATGGCTCCGCCCTGCATGCCCGTAGGCTGCAAAGCGGGGGCGCCATGCTCGCCGTGGCTTTGATCGTCGGGCGTGTCGTCTCTTGCGCTTTGGTTCCACTATCGGCAATCGGCGCCAGTGTCGCCGAAGGTTCGCCCGAAAGTGGTAGCGCCAGCCCTTGTCAGACAATGGGCGAGACTATCCGCAACGGCACAAACTGCGCCGTCGTGACTCAATCAAAGCCGCTCGGTCGGAGCGGCAAGCTAGCAGGTTTAAAGAACGGTCAAGGCAAGCGCAAGGCCAGCCAAGCGGGGCGATGGAGCCAGCCCCGGTGGCCATCAGTAACTGCCTGACCACGGAACAAACTATATACAAGCAAAACGATAGAAACAAGCGTCAAGCATGGAAAAGCTAAGAATATAAAAGCATAAGAACATAGCCCCGCCCCCTCTTTTTGGTTATAGAAACCCCATACAGCCCGCCTACCTCCGCGAGCAAAATTTTTGCAAATTTCCTTTATGGTTATGTTGTTATCACAGTAATTCGCCGATTTTCGCTAAAAGTTGCACAGTCAGGCTTTACAACACTCGCCTCGCTGACTACCCTCCGAATCTTCAAATACAGGTTTACAGGTTCACAGCCTGAATTCACACCAGATCGGAGTCCTCAATGAACTACGCCACCAAAGCCGACCTCGTCGCCGACGTAGCCAGCGCCACCGGCCTCACCAAAGCCGCCGCCAAACAAGCAGTCGAAGCCACCCTGTCCGGCATCAGCAAGCTGGCCTTCGAAAAGGGCCACCTCACCCTTCGCGGCTTCGGCAAGTTCCGCGCCCGCCGTTACGCAGCTCGCCTGGTCAAGGGAGGCGTCGTGGGCCGCGAAGTGCAAGTACCGGCCCGCACCGTCCTGACCTACAGCGCCAACCCCGACCAGACCCGCGTCGAGGCATAAGTGGGCGTAGTGATCCTGCTGAGCTGTGTCGGCGCGACCGGCATAGCCGCATGGCTCCTGATGCGAAAGGCCCTCCAGGAGCTGGAGTCGGCCTTTCGCTGCGCCACCTACAGCGACGGCAGCACAGACGCTGCGAAGGACGCGGACCAATGACTCCCGAGAATTTCTGCTACTGGCTGCAGGGCTTCAGCGAGCTGAACGGACAGGCGCCGACCGAAGACCAGTGGAAGTCGATCGCCGAGCACCTGGAACTGGTGTTCAAGAAGGTGACGCCAGCAGGCCCCGGGCAGGTGTACCGGCAGCCGACGCCGAATGACGGCGGCCTGTTCAGGGACCGGGCGATGTGTTCGGCCCACACGCTGCCCAAGGCAGAGACCACCTGCTCAGTGAAACCAATCGAGGCGACAGGCGTACTCAACCGTAGCCAGGCTGAGGCCCTCAGTCGCGCTGTTAGCCAGATGTCACTGAAATGCTGAACCGCCCCGACACCACCGACGAATCCCGCAGCCGGCGCCAGGTCAACCCCCACACTGACCTCACGCCATACGGCCGCAGTGACGAGCTGGGCGACGACCCCAGCCTCCACCGGGCCGTGCAGGACGTCATCGGCGCACTGCGGCAGGACATGCTGTCCTCGGACATCCAACGATCGATCATCGATGCGATGAGCCCGTCTGCGCGCCGCGACATGGTGGCCAAGATCGCCGGCCTCGAGGCTAGCGTCCTGATGACGTTCAAGCAGCAAATCCAACTGGTCGACACCGTACTGCGCCGGATTGTGAACCCAGATGGCACAGTCACGGCCACCGCCGAGGACTACGACATCCCGCTGAAGGACGCCATGAACCTGTCGCTGAAGGTGACTCAGGTGATGGTCCGCGACCTGCCAAAGATCTACACGATCGACCGAATCCAGAAACAGGAGGAGGCGCTGCGCAGGGTCATGGAGTCACACCTGACCAGGCCTCAGCAAGAGGCGCTGCTGGCGGAACTGGAGCGGATCGAGACCGGGGAAAGCTGACCAATTGGTAGACCCGACGAAAGGATTAATTCTCGATTTGGACTGAAATAACGGCGTTTACAGCGGACTCAGATATTGACCTGCATGAAAAGTGGACATTTCGCAGTGTGACAAACCACGGGCTCCAGAGCATCATCTGCTCCCGCCGATAACCATAATGTCAAAAAGACATCACAAGGCAGCCTTGCGGGCACAGATCTGACTTTCACAAATGGGAATGCAACACAATGGAAAAGTACCTGATGTTCGGTTTTCTGCCGATTCGCGTCTCCCCAGAAGGGACATGGACAGCGGACACAGGCAGCCGATTGGTTGACCAAATCGCAAATACAGGTGCCCGCATGGCCCTGCTGTTTATCGACTCCCTGGAACGAGCGTTCGACGTGCACCTGCCGGTGAGCGTGGCGCCGGCCCAGGAGCTGCCAGCAACACAGCTGTAAGGAGGCGGGAACGAGATGACGGCTTCTGCGGCTAGTAGACTCAGGATGCAGCTCAACCGAGAGGAGGGGATGCGGGAGCTGGACAAGGTCGTGCTCAAGTACGGCCGAGTCAACGGGAAGCCGTACTCTTTCAAGGACCACGAGTTCCAGCAAGAGATCATTCGAGACACCAGCGCTCGAATCGATGTCCAGAAGTGCTCCCAGGTAGGCCTCTCCGAGGTGATGGTTCAGAAGACCATCGCCATGGGTGCCACGATGAAGCACATCCGGATCATCTTCACGCTGCCGACCCGCGATATGGCGATGCCGTTCTCCAAGGACCGCTTCGACACGGCGATCGACAGCTCAGACTTCTACAGCGGGCTGGTCCATAAGGCCAGCAACAGCGCGAGCCAGAAGAAGATCGGCACCTGCACGCTGTATATCACCGGCTCGTTCGGGGCCAACAGCGCGATCTCGGTGCCTGCCGAAGTGGTGATCAGCGACGAAGTGGACTTCTCCAACGAGGTCGTGCTCGGCAAGCTGAACTCTCGCCTGCGACACGCCAGCATGGTGGACGAGATGGGCAACCGCGGCATGCGGATGCGCTTCTCGACTCCGACCGTTGACGACTACGGCGTGAACAAGGGCTTCCTCGCTGGCAACCAGATGCACTACATGGTCAAGTGCCTGGGCTGCAAGCAGTGGGTTCTCCCTGACTTCGACCATGACTTCATCGTCCCGGGGTTCGACGACAGCATCGTCAAATTCGGCCGCGAGGACGTCAGCGATCCGCGTTTCCGTATCCAGGAGTCGTACATCAAGTGCCCATGCTGCGGAAAAGACCTGCAGCAGGCACTGCTCAATCCAGGGCGACGCCAGTGGGTGGCCAAGCGGCCGGACGTGTGGGACCACAGCTACCAGGTCTTCCCTTGGGACGTGCCCAAGTACAACACGCCGCCGGCGATCATCAAGCAGATGGGTGACTACCCGCTGCGCAGCGACTTCTACAACTTCGTCATCGGGTTGCCTCACAGCGACGCCGAGAACAACTTCACGGTAACCGACGAGCACCGCAAGCGGGTCAGCGACGTCGATCTGTGGATATACAAGCAGTGGGCGGTGACCTGCCAGACCATCGGCGGTATGGACATCGGCAAGGTCTGCCACTTCGTCGTCAAGGCGAAGGTTGGCCGCCACTGGCATGTCGTCTGGGCCGAGAAGATTCACAACACCCGGGAGAATCCGGCGACCGGCCAGGTGATCGAGCGCTACGACTACTTCCGCATGGCCATGCTGTGCATCGACGCCGGGCCAGACATCACCCTGGTCAACAGCCTGGTCGGCTCCCGGCAGGGCATCCGCGCCGTGGTCTACGTCGGCAAGGTCAGCGGCATTTTGCCTATCGACGAGAAGGCCGATGGGATGGTGGTGAACGCGGATCGGACGAAGACTCTATCGCTGCTGCTGAACAAGCACAACGCAGGGGAGATTCACTACCCGATGCGCGAGGAGATCACGAAGGAGATCTTCGAACACCTCAAGACCACCAAGAAGATTCGCGCGAAAGGGCCGGACGGGGAGATGGTCGAGCGGTTCATCAAGACCAACGATACCGACCACTGGGTGCACGCGCTGAACTACTCGAACATCGCTGCGTTACTGGTCGAGGACCTCGGCCTGTCGGCGATCATCTCGGCGCCGCCGAGCGTGGGTAAGGTCAAGGTCGGTAGCAACGCCGGTAACAAACCGTTGGATCGCACCGGCTGGTGATCAGGGGTTACAGAGCTTCTCGTTGAGCTCGTCCACCGGCGAATCGCTGTAGCGATCACGCAGCTCGAGCGCCTTCGTCTGGAGGATGAAAGGCGCCCACCCAGCCCATCGGCCGTCCGCCGTCTGGTACTTCACCTCTCCGCATACGACGCCTGGCGCACCGTCGGCGACGTTCCTGAACTGAACGCTGCTTGGGTTGCCGATGAAGTCCGTGTTCTTCGCGGCGTCCATCAGGCGGCTATCTGTCCCGTCTTTGCACGCCACCAAAGCCAGCAGCATCGCGGCAGTGAAAATAATTTTGCGCATGCTTCGCACCTTATCCCTGTGATTTCTGAGAGTAGCGGCAATCCGCCATTTCAGGCAAGCCACCCAGGGTAAATAGCCTATTGCGTCAAGGGGTTACATCCACAATAATCCGCCTAATTCCTGTAAACCTGTAAATACAGTTAATGGCGAAACGCTCACCAGGTTCGGATTCATCTCGGTACCAGCAAGCTGGTTCGAATGTCGTGCTGCCTACGAGAAACCTCGCAGGTAAGGCCAGAGCAAAGCGCCCAGGATCTGACTTCGATCGGGGTCAGTCGATCCGGAACGAACTCAACCAGTACGTTTCGAAAGCGATCCGCGATATCCGCGAGCGGTCCGATGTCAACGACATCATCCGCACGCTGATGCGTGAGGACGGCCTCTTCAGCTCAGCCGCCAACAGCATGGTTGCCTTGGCTGCCAACAGTGGCTACCGCCTGGCCTGCTACAACGCAGAAGGGGCGATGGACCTGGCAGTGATGGGCACCGCCTACTCGCTGCTGGACCGCCTGAGCACGCTGCACGACTACAGCCAGGGCTTCAACGATAAGCCGGGCATGCAGTCCCTGCTGACCACCCTGCAGATCGATGTGATCGGCACGGGCGGCTGCGGTGTCGAGCTGGTACTGGACAAGGCGTTTGGCCCGGAGCGGCTGGTCCCGGTTGGCTATTCCACAATCCAGTGGGAGGCCGACGGCAAGGGCGGTCGCTACCCGACGCAGGACAACGGCGAGATCGACCTGAACCTGCCGACCGTCTTCATCGCCGAGCACAACCGCAACGCCGACGAGGCCTATGCGGTGAGCCTGCTCCGGCCCGGCCTGACGCACACGATCAACTTCAACGAGTTCCTGGAAGACACCAACCGCGCCGTGAACCGCACCGGTCACAGCCGTCTGGTGGCCACGCTGATCAGCGAGAAGGTTCTCGCCGCAGCGCCTGACCAGGTCAAGAACGACCCGGCCAAGCGCAACGAGTTCTTCAACCAGGTCCGCACCCAGGTCGAGGAAGCGCTCGAAGGCCTGGAGCCGGAAGACGCCCTGGTGGCCTATGACAGCGTCACGTACGAGGTCAAGGACACCGGCGGCAGCAAGGCTGACTACAGCCCGATGCTGACCACGCTGGGCAACTTGCTTGGCGCGTCACTGAAGACTCCGGCGTCAGTCAGCGGCCTACGTGCTGAAGGCGGCCAGGGCCTTTCCAACGCCGAGACGCTGATCTACCTCAAGGTGGTCGAGGCAGCTCGTCCGCCGGTGGAAGAGGCAATGAGCCGAGCCCTGACCCTGGCAGTGCGCCTGCTCGGTGTAGAAGGCCACGTCTACTTCGAATTCCTGCCAGTGAACCTCCGTCCGGAGGAAGAGCTGGAAGCCTACAAAGGCACCAAGCAGAAGCGCGTTCTCGAGCTGCTCAGCCACGGCCTGATCAACGATGCAGAGGCCTGCTACCAGCTCGGCGTGCGCCCACAGGGGCTCATCTGGTTGCTGGCCGGTACCGGCTTCTACGGCAAATCCGCGCCGACCGGAGAAGGTGAGCGTGAGAGTTCGACCGGCCGCGCGCTGAACCCAGGCACTCCGAGCAAATCCGGGGGCGACGACCAATGACCCGTGACGACTACCAAGGCTTCACCCCGGTGGGGTTTGGCGAAAGCATCCCCAAGGAGACGATATGAAGGGTTTCCGAACCTGGCTGGGTACCGAAGAGGCGCTGGCTGAGCTCGACCGCTTCGAGGCGATGTACGCCGGCCAACCGCCTGAGAAGCTGGCCTACGACGAAGACGAAGATGGTCGCCCGTCCCGGGACAAGGACTTCAACGTCTACAGCGACCGCAAGGGCCTCTACCTGCTCGAGCGTATCGGCAACATCGCCATCGTCAAGGTACATGGCTCGCTGACCAACACGCACCGTTGGTGGCACGAGTACCTGGCCGGCCAGGTCACCAGCTATGAAGCGCTGGCCGACGCGCTGCAGATCGCGGCCAACGAAGAAGGCATCACTGAGATCCTCATGGATTTCGCCACCGGCGGCGGCGTTGTTCGTGGTTTGGACGTGATGTCCGAGGCGATCCGCCGCGTGGATGCCCGCAAGCCGGTCTACGCCCACACCGATTCGCACTCGTTCTCCGCCGGCTACTGGCTGGCCTGCACGGCACGCCGGGTCACCGCCTCTCGTATGGCTGAGGTCGGCTCCATCGGCACGCTGATGGTCCTGTCGACCTACGTCAAGGCAGCTGAGAAGGAGGGCATCGAGTACCACGTCTTCCGGGCCGGCGAGTTCAAGGCCCTCGGCCTGCCGTACGAGACCCTGGACGACAAGGCCAAGGCGTACATCCAGGAAAACCTCGAGAAGACCAACAAGTTCTTCCTCGAGCACGTATCCCGCAACCGAAACCTGATGATGAGCGAACGCGATCGTTGGGCAGAGGGCAAGACCTTCTTCGCTGAAGAAGCGCTTGCGGTAGGACTGATCGACCGAGTTACCACTCTGGCCGATCTCATCGGAAGCGCCGCTTCCACAACCACCACCAGTGACCCCCGGAGATTCGAGATGAACATCTCTGCTGAAAAACTGGCTCAGATTGCGGCCGGCGCCGACCCGAAAACGGTCCTGACCGCGGAAGAGCTCAAGCAATACGAGGCGAGCCTCGAAACCCCTGAGCCCGAGGCCAACGAAGGCAACGGCGAAGGTGGCGACGAGCCGGAAGCCGAAGAGCCTGAAAAGCCGGCAGCTGACACCATGGCGCTGATGAAAGAGATCGGCCGACTGGAAGCCAAGCTGGAAGCTGCCGAGGCCGACAACGCCACCCTGCAGCAGGCGCTGGCAGGCCGTGACGCTCAGATGGCTTCGCTGCTGACCGTCGCCCAGGTCGCCGTAGGCAACCTTCAGGCCGCGCTGCAGCGCCCGAAAGAGGCCAAGAGCACCGCTGCCGAGGTCGTCGCCCAGTTCAATGAGCTGCAGGGCGACATGGCCAAGCGATTCAAGATTGGTCAGCAGACCACTACCCCGACCGAGGACACCACCCGTGCTCAGGTCACCACGTCGTTCCGTCACTAACTGAGGAGGCCAGCCATGGCTGATTTCGAATTCAATGTGCTGACTCACAGTCCTGAGCGACTGAACGTCATCGCCACCAAGCTCGGCCCCGATGCCGCTACCAAGTACACCGACAAGGACAAGCGCAAGGCTGTCAAGTTGGGTGCGGTCGGCAACCACGTCCTGTGCGTGGCAGGCGACGAGATCGAAGGGTTCATCGACAGCGTCGAGGCGGCTACCTCCGGTGGCTTCTCCTTCGGCGGTGTAGCGCGCGGGAACCGCGGCTTCCGGGTCGAGGCTCAAGTGGGTGCAGGCCAAGGCGCAACGCCGATGGCCGTAGGCGACCTGGTGGTTGCTGATGACCAGCTGGCGATCGGCACTGCCGGCAAGGCGCAGGTCAAGACCGGCACCCCGGCCACCCACAAGTACCGGGTGATGAACGTCAAAGGTACCGGCCTGGCCGGCACCACTGTCGTCCTCGAACTGCTCTAAAACTTGGCAAGCAGACCTGTAAATACAGGTCTGCTAACCCCCAGATATACAGGAAAAAGTCAGTATGAAACCATTCAAACTCGAATACTGGGCCAAGGACGAGAAGGGCGGCAAAGTCCTGAAGTCGGTCGACGTCACCGTCGAGGCCTACAAGCACGCAGCTGAGAAGGGCATGACCCTGCGTCAGTACGTCAAGCACCTGGCGTCCGACTGGGACCGCAGCATGGGCGACCCGCTGGACCAGATGTACGCCAACTCCGGCCTGCTCGACGGCCAGAAGTTCGGCATGCCGGCGATGACCCTGCAGGACATCGCCAAGGCCCAGCTGGCCGACGGCTTCCGCCGCCCGGACGGCAGCGACAACAGCCTGGGCGCCCGCCTGCTGTACCCGCAGCTGATCCTGGAAACCATGCAGGCCAACGCCCTGCGTGACGACGGCAGCGACATTCTGGCGATCTGGGAAAGCCTGATCGGGGTCAGCCGCAACATCAACGGCACCAAGGCCGACCAGCCGATCATCGACACCACCGCACCGGAAGGCAGCCGCAGCGGTCGTATCGCCCAGCTGGCGGAGCCGGAGACCATGATCTCCATCACCACCGGCGACAAGTCGTACCGCATCCCGACCAACTCGATTGGTCTGATGATCTCCGACGAGGCCATGGCCGCCACCACTATCGACCTGGTTCGTACGGTGATGGAAGCGCAGTCCCGCGGCGATCGCATCCGCCGCGCCATGGAGCAGTTGAAGTCCATGGTCCAGGGCGACATCGACGCTGGCATCGCCGCTCTGCCGGTGACCAAGATCAGCGAGTTCGACAGCTCGATCACCACCAACGGTGTGATCACCAAGCGCGCCTTCATCAAGTGGCTGCACAGCAAGCAGAAGATCTGCAACCTGAGCCAGGTGCTGACCGACATCGACACCGCCATCGACATCGATGACGCCCTGCTGCCGAAGGTCACCGGTACCGACTCGTCCAAGATCGCTGCACCGTGGGGCGGCCTGAACCTGGGCATCACCCAGCCGCGCATCGTACCGGTGGACGCTGACGTGTTCGGCGCCGCGCACCTGGTCGGCCTGGACCCGCGCTACGCGATCCAGCGTTTCGTCAACGTGTCGGCTTCCTACGACGCGATCGAAGAGTACGTGATGCGCAAGGCGACCGGCTTCCGCGTCGACTTCGGCGAGATGTCCACCCGCCTGTACGACGAGGCGTGGTCGGTAGTCAGCCTCGAGGCGTAACTGATCGGGGCCGGCTCCGGCCGGCCCCGCTCCAAGGAGAGCGAACATGGCACTGAAGAAAACCGAAGCGTCGGAGCTGGCTACAGCAGAGGCCGCGCTGGCAGCCGAAGCGGCAAAGGCCGAGGAAGAAGCCAAGGCAGCTGAGAAGGGCGAAGGCCTGGTTCTGGTCAAGGTGGTCAACCTGACTCACTCGACCCTGTACCAGCACTCGACCGGCCTGTCTATCGGCCCGAAGGCCGAGAAACCCCTGCTGAACGACGGGTGGCTGGCCAACCAGATTAAAGCCCGGCTGCTGAAGCGAGTGTGACCCATGAGCCTGTTCAGTTTGACCACGTTCGACCAGATCCGGGGTGTGCTCACCGTCTCTCAGGCAGACCTGCCTGACGAGGTGCTGGCTTCCTACGGCCTGGAGGACGACTTGGCTGTCGATCTCGACGACTGGGCAGGCGACTGGAAGGCGATGTCAGCGGCAGGCTCTGCAGACACCGCCAGCGAGGAGGACACCAAGCGTTATCGCTTGCTGAAGCTGTTCTCCAAGTATTTCTGTGCGGCCCAGGTGGCGGTCACCGCGCCTGTGTTCGTGCTCACCAAGACCTCAGATGGCTCCAACGAGGGGCAGCGAGGGGACTCTGAAGGCTTCTTGTGGCTCCAGAGGGCGATGCTCACCAAAGCCTCGCAGTACCGGGAGAAACTCCTGGATCTGTTGAACGCTGCACCTGTGGACAGCTCGCTGACCTTCATCTCCCGTGTGGCGCCTGGGCGTGACCCAGTTACCGAGGCTCGCAGCGATGTTTCTTAACAAGATCGCAGCGAAGAAGATCACCGAGCCGATGGAGGCATGGGACGAGACCACTGAGTCGTTCGTCCCAGGCTTCACTGGCCGTATCGACCTGACCGACCGGTTCCTGTCGAACTTCAACAAGCCCCTGCGCCGGCGGATGCTCTACACCGAGTTCGGCACCGCCTTTCCGGACAGCAGGACGTTCCGCCACCCAGGCACAGGGCAGGTCTACCTGCTCGGGCAGACGCGGTCTGATGCGCTTGACGGCCGGCCGTACGTTGATCTGACGGTGTGCCACCTGGCCACCGACGAGCCGAACGGAAGTGCGGGGCTGGCCACGATTTACCGGAAGTCCCCGGTAGGCCCGCCCAACGACCCAGGCTGGCTGGTTGAGCAGCCGGTGGCCAAGGCGTTCGTGGACCTGGAGTTCCGCACAAGCGCCAACGAAGCGGACACCTACGAGGTCAAGGTGGAGAATTTCTTCGCCTTCCTGCCGGCGCACATCAAGTGCGAGGAGTGGGATTTCCTTGAACTTCACGGCAAGCGCTACCGGGTTGTGGACACATTCCCGGACAGCGGCCTTGCCGGCCTGCGTGTGGATGAGGAGCCAGACCATCGGCTCGACTTTGTGCTGCATGTCGACGGCGAGAAGGTCTACAACCGGACCACCCATCAGTGGGACCTGGCCACTGCATCGTTCAACGTCACGGGCGTGCTCACCAAGTACCGCGATTTTGCGCTATGGGCGGAGGATTCTGAGAGCTACTTCGAAGTGGTGATCGATAAAGCCCACATCGGGATGCGCCCAGTTCCTTCGACCATGTCGCTGGAGATTGAGGGCAAGCGCCGGATTATCCGCCAGGTCTCCACGCAGCCAGGCGAGCGCCAGTACATCCTGAGGTGCCAGTGATGGCCGGCGATAAGCGCTTCTCAGGACAGGCAAACCAGCTGGCAGATGCCGTAGGGCAGCTGTTCAACCGCGCCATCCGATCCGCTCTGCTGGAAGGGTTGGAGATGGCGATACGGTCGACCAAGCACGACTCCTCCAACGCCGCTGCTCACTGGATGCTTGCAGGGGAGAGCAAAAGCCGCCCGTGGCAACGACGGCTCGGGAAGATCCGTGACTTGAGGGGAACTAAAGGCGGACGCGCACCGGTGGCCCCGGTCGGGTTCCGCCGGGACGGCGGAAAGAATCTGCCGGCGACGGTGAGGTTTGTCCGTGAACGCGAGCTGAAAGAGGTGCTGGACGACCTGGTCTCAGGCCGCCGCCCTGAGTTTCGCTTCTACTTCTACAACGCGGTCGGAGCGGACGAGGGCTATTCCACGAACGCCAACATCGACGAAGCCGGTAAAGAGGCGGTGAATCGAACCCTCGCCGCCGCGGCCCGCCGGATCATCGCCGGCAACACGAGAAAGGTACCGCTCTGATGCTGCAGTCCATGACTGATTCGCTCGCCTTCATCCGCGAGATCGTGTTTGAGCAGGTCACGCCAGGGACCCGGTTCGCGTTCAGTTTCACCGACGACGCTGACGTTGGCGACCTACAGGCCGGGCCGCTGTTCGACCAGAACGAGGAGTTCTTTCTGTTCGAGGCAGAGCTTGCCGACACCAAGCGGGCCGGCGTCAGTGCAGTCTCTCCGACCCGTTGCTGGGGGGAGTTGGTGGTCAGCCTGCTGACCAAGGACAGCAGGCGGGAGATACCAAACAAGCGACGGCTGGAGGAGGTCTCCAACTGGTTCGCAGAACAGACGATCCGGGGTATCCGGTTTCGTACCTTCACCCCGTTGAGCACGGCGAAGGTGATGGGCTTCACGTCGTACAGCGGCGTGCTCAACTTTGATTTTGACATCTCGAGAGGGTAACCCTATGCCAGTCAAGAGCTTTACCGATACCTCCGCCGTTTCGCTGGCATACGCGATCGGTGACGGAACCACTGCCGCCGAGTTCGCCGGCCAGACGTTCAACTACATCCCCTTCACCACCGAAGGGTTCAACATGGCCAAGGAGGCGAAAACCTCCACTGCGATCACCAACGATCGCCGCCAGAGCAACTCCAAGAACACCAAAGGCAGCGCATCCGGTGCGGTCACCATGGAGTTCGGCGCCACGCCGTTTATCCAGGACATGCTGTCGCTGGGGCTGATGAACGAGTGGACTCCGGTCGATGAACTGGACACCACCAAAGGCGTGTTCATCACCGACGGCGACATCAAGAAGTTCATGGCGGTGGAGAAGACGGCCAAGAGCGGACCGGATGCCACCGACACGCTGTTCCATGAGCGCTACTACGGCACCATGGTCAACGACTTCACCCTGGAGTTCGGGGACGGTGAGCTGATCACCATGGCACTGAACACCATTTCGATGTTCGCCGATTACGGCAAGGCGGCTGCAGGCGCCGACGGCCTCGGCGGCAGTATCGCAACTGCGAAAGCGGTACCGGCTGACTATGAGATCGCCGACAGCTCCAACAACCTGAAGAACCTGATCCTCAAGGATCCGGAGGGCAATGCCCTGGAGGTTGTGTTCTCGGACGCATCGCTGCAGATCCAGAACAACGTCCGCGAGCAGTCCGGCCTGGGCTTCGAGTTCGCCGCCGGCGTGGGTATGGGTAAGGTAGGCGTCGCGCTGTCCGGCGAGATCTACTTCTTCGACCAGACCATGCTGGACGCGCACATGAAGAACAAGCGTCTGTCCGGTGAAATGACCGTCGATACGGCGGAGGGCACGTTCCATATCCTCCTGCCGAACCTGGTTGCGCAAAGCCCGTCGAACAGCGCTGACGGCGAGAACCAGGACTACAAGACCTCGCTCACCTTGACGGCTGAGAAAGGCACCGTAGAGATCGGTGGCGTGCAGCGTGTCTGCGCCGTGGCTATCACCTACGTCGCCAAACCGTAAATACGGAAAGCTGTAAATATGGCCGTCCATCCAGTAGGATGACGGCCATCTTCATAAGCACGACCAAGGAAATCACATGCTGGATATCGACAGCCTCGCTGTAGACCCAACCGCCGCGGAAGAAGGCGTCTGGGCAACCTTCATGGGCGCCCGGCTCAAGATCGCGCGCCACAACACGAACAAGGCCAACGCCCTACGCGCCAAGCTGACCCTTGAGCAGTGGGATGAGCTGACTGCCGGCACAGACGACAGCGACCGCATTGCCAACGAGATCAACGCCAAGGTTCTGGCCGAGACCGTGCTGCTGGACTGGGAAAACGTAACCAAAGGCGGCAAGCCGCTGGAGTACTCCCCGAAGGTCGGCCACGAATACCTGCTCGATCCGCGATTCCGAGACCTGGCGCAGTTCGTTGAGAACTTCTCGCTGAACCGCGGCAACTTCCGCGAAAAGGCAGAGGCAGAGGCAGCTGAGTCGGTAAAGGATTCTGCCGCTTCCTGATCACGCATGGCGCGAAAGGGCTGAAGGCAATGAAGGCCCTCGAGGAGAAGTTCGGGAGAAAACACCCGGCCCTCGAGGACTTCGTGGATCCACCGGCAGGTGTCATGTGGCTGGTAGATGCGTTCTTTCGCCTGCACAGGAGGCGGCAGCACGCCGAGCACGGGTACCAACCGCTGCAGTACCAGGAGATGGCCCAGTTCGCTGACCACGTCCTGAACTTGGAGCAAGACCTTAGACCGCTGTTTTTCCGGACGATGGAAGAGACCGACAACGGCGTTCTGTACGACCACTACGCAAAAGCCAAAGAGCGCACGCCGGAGGCGCCCAGGCCGAAAAAGCTGCCCCGTCCTACCCCTCGCAGGTAACGTATGTCCAACAAGTTCGACGTAGATTTTTCTGAAGCCCTTCGGCAACTGGCGGAATTCCAGGCCAAGACCCGCGGGCTGGGCGAATCGTTGGACAAGGTTCAGCAGTCTGCCAAGGCCCCAATCGGCGCCGCCGGCAAGCTGATGAAGGAGATGCACAAGCATTTCAGCGACCTGGAGACGGCGCTGACGCGAGTTGGCGTGGATGCAGAGGCGGCAGGCGCAGCCGTCAAGCGCTCAAGGGAAACCGCGCAGGGTTTGTTCACCAAGCTGGCGGCGGACAACCTGACCCTGACCACGCGCGCCCGCGCGTACAACGGCGAGCTGAAAGAGCTGGAACGGCTGCTCAAGGACACCGGAGCGAAGAGCAGCTTCGTCAAGTGGGCAGAGCGTACCAACAACATCACGGCCGAACTCAGCAACCAGAACCGGTACCTGGTGAAAGCCATCCAGGCGGCTCTGACCGCCGAGGGGCAGTACAACCAGCGGCTGAAGGCCAAACTGGCCACCAACCAGCGCATTCTCAACTCGCAAGAGGCGCTGAAGCTCAAGGCCATCGAGCTTGAGCACGCCATTCACCAGCTGGAGACCGCCGAGGGAAGGGCGGCGGCCAGCGCCGGCGTCAGACTGGCGGCAAACCGCCGTGCCATCACCGAGGATGAGCGCCGCCGCGAGAAGCTGAACGAACTGGAACGCCAGTACGCCAGCCTGCATGGTGGTATGGAACAAGAGATCGTCCTGCTACAGCGTCAGATCGCTGAGCGGCGCAAGCAGATCCTCGGCGACGACAAGGCCCGCCAGTCGATATCAGCGCTGACCCAGGCCCAGGCAGAGCAGAACGCCCAGCTGGCCAGGCAGTCCTCCGCGCTGAAGGCACAGAACCAGGCCATTCAGGAAACCGCCAACGGCCTGCACCGGATGACCCGCGCGGAAGCGGAGGCTGTCGCCAAGGCGGAGGCCCTGCGAGCAGCCAACAAGCGCACCACTGACTCCCTGCTGGATGAGGCTCGCGCAGCTCATGGCATGAGTAAAGCCCAACTTGAGCTGAACCGGGCCAAGCAGTCGGAGATAGACAAGCTCGAGCGGCTGAAGGTACAGCGCGACCTACTCAGTGGGTCATATGGACGGGATCTCGCCCAGACCCGCCGTCAGATCGCAGAGCAGGAGCGCTATAACCGCCTCCTGGCCATGACCACTGCGGAGCTGCTGGGCCTGACAAACGCCCAGCGGAGGCTTTCGGTTGCTCAAGCCACCGGTTCGCAGTCGGCGGCCATGATGCGGGCAGGCCTCGCCGGCCTGCATACCAGCATCGGCATGTACACCAGCGCCACGATCGTTGCGGCTTCCTCGACCTACGCAATCGCAGCCGGCCTGCGCAGTGCGGTGACAGTGGGTACCGAGTTCTCGGCAACCATGGCCCGCGCCGACGCGATCATGTCCACCTCACGTCCAGCGTGGATGGCCGACAACGGCAGCATGGCGGCGATGGAAGTGCAGGTCCGCGCGCTTGGCCAGAGCACTGCCTATACCGCCTCGCAGGTGGCCGAAGGCCTCGGCGAACTGGGTATGGCTGGTCTATCCGCCGGTGACGCGGTGCTGGCTCTGCGCCCGTCCCTAGACCTGGCGATGATCGGCAACATCGGCATGGGCCAGTCAGCGGACATCGCTACCAACGTCATGATGACGTTCGGCAAGACCGCCGGCGAACTGACTGAAGTCGTGGACGTGATGGCCACGGCAGTGACCAACTCGAACACAACCATCGAGCAACTGGCCAACTCCCTGACGTACGCAGGCCCGGCTGCGCAGACCGCTGGCATCTCGATGCGCGACACCGTAGCGGCTATCGAGGCGATGGCCAACTCGGGCATCAAGTCGTCCCGCTCAGGTACGGCGTTGCGCCGGCTGTTCGTAAGCCTGGTGAACCCGACGAAGAAGGGCGCGGCGATGATGGAGCAGTACGGGATCTCCGTACTGGACGCCGAGGGCAAGACCCGAGGCCTTGTCGACATCGTTACCCAACTGAACAAGGCGCTGTCGAACGTCTCCGGCGCTGAGCGCCTCGGCGCGATCCAAGACCTGGTTGGTGTGTATGCGACCTCGCCAGTGGCAGCGCTGGTCGACCAGGCGGACAACCTGGTGCACCTTCGCAACCAGCTCGACAACGTGGCCGGCGCCGCTGAGCGCATGCGTGAGAAGATCGAGGACACCCTGTCCAAGGACTGGAACCAGGTCGTCTCGGCGTTCCAGGAAGTGCAGCTGACGGCCTTCGACGCCTACGAGATGCGGATGCGCGAGGGGTCGATGCGCCTCGCACAGTGGCTGGTCCAGCTTACTGAGCCGATCGAGACCCTGGCTGACGGATCCACGATTTCCCAGCTCGACATGATCCTTCAGCGAGCAGAGAGCCTTGCCCGGGTCATCGGTAACCTTGCACTGGGCTTTGTAGCGTTTAAAGCGGCCACGGTCGGCAGCAGCTTGGTCGGGGCCTTGGCCAGCGACATGGGCAAGCTGGGCACCGTGTACGACGTGCTCAAGGCCAAAGCGGGGTCGGCAGCAGTCGGCGTAAGGGCATTCGACGCCGCATCTCTGAAGGCCGCTGCCTCCGCTCGACTGCAGTACGCTGCCAACCACCCGCTGGCAGCTAGCCTGAATGTCGTCGGCAGCACGGCTAGAGGCGCTACGGCAGCGCTGGGCGGCCTTTCCGTGGCCGTTGGCGCACTTTCCAAGGCGCTGGGCTGGGTAGGACTGCTATGGGGCATCTACGAGGCTGGTAAGGCTGCCTTCGGCTCCGACGCGCGCCAGGACATCATCGACCAGCGTGCAGAGGTGGATAACCTCAAGTCCAGTTACGAGCAGCTCAAGGAGGAGATGAAGAAGGTCTCCCTTGAGAAAGAGAAGGACGCCCTGCGTGGGAACGTCAAAGCCGACAAGCTGAGTATCGACCAGCTCCGCGAGCGCAACGCGACCATCCAAGCGACCCTCAACTCCAAGGGCGCCGGACTCGACCAAGCCACGCGCGACTCGCTCCAAGCCATGGTCGAGGCGAACACCTACCAGATCACCCAGTTCGAAAAGCACATCGATGCTACGAACAAGAAGCTGTCCGAGATGGGAAGTTCGGCGCTGGACGCTGTCCGGGTTCAGGAAGACCAGATCACTGCTGCTCAGAAAGTGGTGGAGACCTACGAGCAGTACCTGGCTGCCAAAGCCGACCTCGACGCCAAGGCCGCTTCAGGCACAGCCACCGCACAAGACATGGATGGATTGAAAGCCGCTGAGGCAGCCTGGAGAAGTGCTCTGACTGTGGCGGCGTCGACCAATGCGAAGATCGCCGAGGTGAAGGAAAACCTCGTCTCCTTGGCTGAAATCTCTTCGGCGGACGCGGCCAAACAGGATCAAGAGGCTCTGGCCAAACAACTGGAGAAGGACGCCAGCGCCACCCAAAAACTCGCCACCGCGCGCGGAGAACTGCTTCGGGTTGATCGGGAGATCAGTGAGCTGGCCGCGCAGGATAAGGCAGCCATTGAAGCGGGAACTGCGCGCCCAGGTCAGGACACCTACAACCGGCTGAGTGACAAACGGGCTGAGGTCTCAAAGCAGATCGCTGAGCTGGAGGCGGAGGCCAAAGGGGAGGCTGATGCACTATCTGAGGCCCGCCGCGCCCTGGAGGACTTCTACCGCACGGACCAGGAGAACCTGGCCGAGCTGCAGGAGGACCTGGCCGATGTGATGCTGCTGCGTGTGATCAATAACCAGTTGATCGCCGAGGGCGGGCAGCTCGGGGCCGAGGCATCGGTCGCTGAGGCTGATCGCCTGAAGAAAGAACTGCAGATCCGTCAGGCGATTGCCTCTCTCAACGAGAAAATCAACAAGCCCGCCAAGAAGGGCAAGGAAGAGACGGAACACGAGCGGAACCTGAAGCAGGCTCAGTCGAGCTACGACGCACTGCGCAAGCAGGCCGACCCCCTTAGCGCCTCTCTGGATGAGGTCAACGAGAAAACCAAGCAGCTGGAACTGCTGCATAAGAACGGAAAAATCACTGCCGAGCAAAAAGCGAAGGCTATCTGGCAACTGCGCAAGGCCCACTACGAGCTGGCCATCGAGCAGAACGCCAACTACCAGTCGCTTGAGAAACTCCGCGATTCCTACTTGGACTCGCCGTTCTCAGAAACGCTGGACGACATGAATGAACTGAACCGCTTGCTCAGGGAGAACAACGTCTCCTTGGCCGAGTACAAGCGGATCAAGGAGTCGATCAGAGAGCGCGCTGTAGAGAGCGCAACCAACGGCCTACCAACGGCAAATTTGCAGATGGGTGAGGCTTCCTCAGGCCCATTCAGCGACTGGATGAGCACTGAGATTGAACGTGCCCAGGGGCTGGGTCAGTTCGGCAAACGGAAGGAAGACCTGTTTACTGGGTACGAGAATGACACCGACCGTATCCATCGTGAGTTCGAGGCTCGTCAAGCAGCCCTAGACGCGGAGTTTTTGCAAGAGTCTGAGCACGCCGAGCGGATGAAAACCCTGGAGCGGGAAAAGAACTCAGCCCTCCTGGCAGCCCACGACCAGTTCAGCGAGGCAAGTAAAGCCGTCGACGCCGACCGTGTTCAGTACGCGGAGCAAATGAACACGATGGTCACCATGTCGATGCTGGCAACTGCACAGAACGTGCTCGGGATGTTCGCCAGTGCCGGAGAGGACGCCACGACGGCCCAGAAAGTTGCTTTCGTCGCGCAAAAGGCTTTGGCCGTTGCTCAAATCCTTATGTACACACATCTGGCCGCAGCCCGAGCGGAGGCCGAGCTAGGAGTTGTCGCCGGTACGCCGATGGCGGCAAAAATTCTGGCGCTTGGTTATGCGAACGCTGGAATCGTCGCCGGGCTCGCGGTGGCCGAAATGTCAGGAGCCGGGACAGGAGGCGGCTCCTACTCTGGTGCCTACGACGACGGCGGCTTCATCCCCTACAACTCCTACGGCATCGTCGGCGAGTACGGCCCTGAGATCGTGCACGGCCCGGCCAACGTCACCTCCCGAGAGAAATCGGCGAAGAAGCTGTCAGGTGGAAGCCAAGAGTACAACATCACCCTTGCGCCGCAGATCACCGTACAAGCCGCGGAAGGTACGCAAGACTCTGCGACCGCCAACGCACAGGCAAGGGAAATGGCAACGATCGTGAAGGGGGTTGTGATTTCAACGATGCGGGATCAAACCCGCGCTGGCGGCTTGCTGGACAACTGGATCAAATCGCAGAGGGGGTGAAAATGGACGAATTCCTTGCCGCAGGAGCCCCCGACTGGGGGATCTCCGATGAACCTAAGGCCGACGTAATCGAGGTCCGTCTCGGCGACGGATACACGCTGAGGCAGCCAACCGGCATAAACCATGTGAGAGACGGTTGGTCGCCGGTATGGTCAGGTCTTGAGAAAGAGGATGCCAGGGCCGCTTACGCATGGCTGCGTTCACGGTTAAAGCTGACTCCGTTCCTATGGGTTCACCCAGTTACTGGGCAACCGGTGAAGGTCATCTGCCAGTCGGTCAGGCTGGAATATAACCAGTTCAACGACGAGATTCTGTCCGCCACGTTCGAGCAGGATTTCAACCCCTCCTGACCTGTATTTACATAAATACAGGTTTGCGGTACTGTGAAACTCCCTACGTCCAGTACCCGAACCGATGAGTAACGTAATCGCCTCCGACGCCCAGAAACTATCGCAGGACGCGATAGTGACTATGTTCGAGCTGGACGCAAGAAAGTTCGGCGACGGGATTCTCAGGTTCTCAAACACGTCCGTAGACGGCTTGCCGATCAGCTTCAACGGCTACCAGTACACCCCGCTGCCGATTACGGCGGAGGGGTTTACCTGGAACGGCAGCGGGACGCTTCCCCGGCCCACTCTAACGCTAGCGGCCAAGGACTTGGTGTTCCTGAGCCTGGTCGTCAACTCAGACGACCTCATCGGCTGCCCAGTTAAGCGAATCCGCACTTACCGGAAGTATCTGGACGACGGAGCTACCCCGAACCCGGAGGCCATGTTCCAGCCTGACTACTACGTCATCGAGAAGAAGACCTCGCAGAAGCGCACCCAGCTGCAGTTCGAGCTATCCACGAAGATGGACCAGCAAGGCCGGATGATACCCAACCGGCAGGTGTTGCGTGATTCGTGCACTCACCGGTTCCGCTACTGGGCCAACGGCACCTGGAACTACGACGGCGTGACCTGTCCGTACGCAGGCGCAGCCATGTACAAGGTCAACGGCGAGGCGACCTCTGACCCAGCAGAGGCCAAATGCGGCAAGCGCATCACAGACTGCAAGATCCACTTCGGCGAGACCGCGGTACTGCCTTTCTACGGCTACCCGGGCGTGGCGAGGTACCAGTGATGTTCCCTCAGTTTGAGCTGCAGATCCGACAGGAGGCCATTGAAGCCTTTCCCTGTGAGGCGGTCTGGTTAATCACCTCAGCCGGGTGCCGCCAGGTGCCCAACACTCATGAAAACCCTGAAGAGTTTTTCTCGATCAGCGAGCAAGACACCTGCAGGGCGATGGCTGAAGGGCTACTTGCAGTGGTTCACAGCCACCCCAGCAATATCGCAGCGCCCTCCGCGTCAGACATGCAGTCGCAGATAAACACCGGCGTCCCGTGGGGCGTGCTGGGCACCGATGGTATCAACGCGACAGAGGTTGCGTGGTGGGGGGACGGAGTGCCTGTCCAACCCCTCCTAGGCCGCGGGTTTCGCCACGGAGTTACCGACTGCTACTCGCTGATTCGTGACTATTACCGAATCGAGAAGGGCGCGACCCTCCCGGAGTTCCCGAGGAACTGGAGGTGGTGGGAGGGCGAGTCAAACTTCTTCGCCGAGGACTACCCGTCAGCAGGGTTCAAGCGCATCGATGAGAGCGAGGCGAGGCCGGGCGACGTCTGGCTGGCTCAGATCAGAAGCGAGGTGCCCAACCACGGCGGCATCCTGCTCGAGAACGGCCTGGCCCTTCACCAAATCGGCGGCACGGTGCCTGTAGATGACTCACGACTCTCTGCCAGGGAGCCGATTTTCCGCTACCACCGCCACATCACCCATTGGCTTCGCTACGTAGGGGATGAGGCGTGAAGACGATTCACCTGCATGGGTTCCTCGCCGAAAAGTTCGGCGGCCCTTACACCTTGGATGTGAGCACCCCGAAGGAAGCTGTGCAGGCGCTATCTGTGCAGCTTCCTGGATTCCGCGAGACGATTCGCAAAGGCAACTGGCATCTCGTAAGGGGCGCCTTGGACGGCCGTGACGAGGTCGACGAAGCCGGCGTGGATCTTTCGCTGGGAAAACAGAGCGAGTTGCACATCATACCCGCCATCGAGGGGGCCAACAGCGGCTGGACCAACATCATCATCGGCATCATTCTGATTGTTGTTGGCTACTTCACTTTCGGTTCGACCACAGGCCCCGGCATGGCCATGATCGCCGCCGGCGCAGGACTGGCGGTGGGCGGAATCGTCCAGCTGACTACCAAGATGCCAGGGGTAGACGACTCGACCAAAGGGAGTACTGAAGAGCGGGCATCCTACCTGTTTAACGGCCCAACCAACCAGTCTACACAGGGCGTAGCAGTGCCGCGGGGGTACGGCCGACTGAAAGTTGGCAGCATCGTCGTGAGCGCCGGCCTATTCGCTGAGCAGATGTCCGCATGACGACCTATGAAGTGATCGAAGGCGCCGGGGGCGGCAGCTCCAAGCCAAAGCAGCGAACCCCGGTGGAGTCGCCTAACACGTTGCGCAGTGTGGCGAAGGGACGAATACTCGACCTCATCGCGCACGGGCCTATAGCTGGCTTGGTAGACGGCCTCAAGTCAGTCTACCTGGACGATACACCACTGCAGAACGCGGACGGCTCATTCAATTTCTCGGGTGTCACGCTCCATACCCGTGACGGCTACCCTGACCAGGACTATATCCCTGGGTTCCCTGCAGTAGAAAACGCGGTAGAGATCGCCACCCAGGTAACGAACGCCAACCCAGTGGTTAGGTCAGTATCGAACAACGACGCCGACGCGGTTCTGGTGACTGTCCAACTGCAGGGGTTGAGCTACCAAGACTCATCCACAGGCGATCTGAAGGGCAACTCGGTAGCCCTGGCCGTCGACGTCAAGGCTGGGTCTGGAAACTGGTACACGGCGGTGCAGGACACCATCTCCGGCAAGACCGTGTCCGCCTACCAGCGAACCTACCGAGTTCCGTTGGGTGGCAACGGCCCATTCGAAGTGCGCGTCCGGCGACTGACCGAGGACCGAAGCGGCATCGGCCATACGGACAAGCTGGCGTGGGCCATCATGACCGAGGTGGTAGACGCAAGACTGAGCTACCCAGACAGCGCGCTCGTCGGCATAGAGCTGGACTCTTCACTGTTCGGTTCGCAAATGCCGTCTCGGATGTACGACGTCAATCTCAGCATCATCAAGGTACCCAGCAACTACAGCCCAACTACCCGGGAATACACCGGCATATGGGACGGCACCTTCAAGGAAGCCTGGACTGACAACCCTGCCTGGGCATTTTACGACCTCGCCACCCACCCGGTAATCGGCGCCAACATCCAGAACGTCGACAAGTGGGCGCTCTACCAGATCGGAAGATACTGCGATGAGATGGTGCCGGATGGCTACGGGGGTATGGAACCCAGATTCACGATCAACACCTTGTTCGGTAGCCGTGAGGAAGCGATTACCGTCCTGAGCAACCTCGCTTCGGTATTCCGCGGGATGGCGTACTGGGGCTCTGACACGGTTGTTCCGGTGGCAGATATGCCAGCGGACCCGGTGAAGTTGGTAACCGCTGCGAACGTTGTTGACGGGGATTTTGAGTACAGCGGTACGTCCCTGAGGGAGCGTCACTCGGTGGCGATCGTCATGTGGAACGACCCCGCCGATAACTACAAGGCCAAACCAGAGTTTGTCGAAGACCCGGAGAGCATCGACCTGTTCGGCTGGAGGGAGACGCAGGTCACGGCGCTTGGCTGCACCTCGCGTGGGCAGGCAAGGCGGCTTGGTAAGTGGATACTTTACTCAGAGCGAATGGAGACGCAGACCGTCTCCTACTCAGCGACGGCTGACCACGCAGACCTAAGGCCAGGTGAATTCATCACCTTGTCGGACCCTGACCGGGCCGGGGCCAGGATGGGCGGTAGGGTGCTCGTCCCTGGTACCAGGACTTTGACGCTCGACAAAGTCCCCGACCAAGTCAGTATGGACACCTGGTTCATCAGCGTAGTGATGCCGACGGGCTCGATTGAGCGCAGGCAGATTCACAGCTTTTCCGGGGACGTGGCCAACCTCGTGGACCCCTTGTCAGTGGAGCCGGTTATCGGCGCAGTTTGGGTGCTTTCTAGTCTATCTGTTGAGCCACCACTGTACCGGGTCGTATCTGTAGAAGAGGAGGCCGACAAACCGACCTACCGGGTGTCAGCAACCGAGCACAGCCGCAATAAGTATGACCGGGTCGAGCTGGACCTGATCCTCCCTGAGGTGCCTGATAGCTTCTTGCCAACAGGACCCGTGGCGCCTCCGATGGACATCACCGCTGAGGTCTACAAGTACCTCGCAGGCGGCACCGATCATCAGGGTTTGACGATCAGCTGGACGCCCTCGAGAGACGTCAGGGTCGTGGGCTACATCCTTGAGGCGCAAGGACCAGAAGACCTTACCTTCCGGACTCTCTACACAGGAGCTGGCTCTTCGGTCGATGAAAAGGACGCAGCAGCTGGCCAGTGGATCTTCAGGCTAAAGGCCGTTACCTCTCTGGGAACGGGCTCGCAGTGGGTCTCGCGGACAATTCAGGTGGCCGGGCTGCTGCTTCCAGTCCCACCTGACAGCGTCGACGTCAGCGTGGCTACCTTCAGCATCTCCCTGTTCCCTCGCGGAGCATACCCAGGCGCGGTCTATGAGTTCTGGCGATCTTCCACTGCCCTTACCGACGCGCAGATCGAAAGCAACGCGGTACGCCTCAGCGTCTCCACGGATCTAGTGGACACAGGGCTGCGCTCTGACACCCAGTACTACTACTACATCCGCGGCTCAAACGCCTACGGTCTGTCTGCTTGGTATCCGGTGCAGGCGAAGACGATCGCTGACTTCGACGACATTCTGAGTGCCCTAGACGAAGATATTCGCCGGCCGGGCGGCCTGTTCGAGGAGATGGTGGGGGAGGCGAAGACCTCTGTCGCAGAAGGGGTGGTAGACGAGGTAACCGCCCTCGTTCAGGCCGACCTGGATGTGATTCGCACTGATTTGGCCGGAGCAAAGGCCGAAGTGACGCTGCTCGATGGGGCCGTCGACAACCTCGCAGTGGGCGTCACCAACCTCGAGATGATGAACGAGATGGAGACCGTGAGGTACCTGGCCACTGTGGCTCTGCACGAAGGCAGCTCAGCCCGCGCGACCACGGAAGAGGCGACCAGGGCTGACGAAGACAGTGCCTTGGCCACCCGTATCACCACCTTGCAGTCGGAGTTCGACACCAACAAAGCAACGGTGACCCAAGAGCTGACTGCGCTGACCAGCGCTGACCAAGCCATTGCTGCGCGGATAGACAGCCTGGAAGTGCAGGTCGGCGAGGACATACAGGCGCAGATCACCTCGGAGGCCGCTGCCCGAGCTGATGCAGATAGTGCGCTGGCGACTCAGATCACCCAGCTCAAGGCAACGGTCGACAACGATGTAGCGGCAGCCATCTCGTCTGAAGCGGCTGCCCGAGCTGATGCCGATGGCGCTCTGTCCACACGCATCGACACCCTGACGTCATCCACCAACGACCAGTTCGCTTCGGTTTCCCAGCAGTTCACTGCGCAGACCTCCTACACAGACGGGGCAGTGGCGCGATCGGTGACCACCGCCACGGTGAATGGCAAGAAAGCTGTGTTCGGGATTTCGGTAGATGGCACGGTGGCAGAAATCGGCGCAATCGCAGACCGCTTCTACGTCTACAACCCGGCGGGCGGCACCTACACGCTTGCGTTCGCTGTGGCCAACGGCAAGACGGTGATCCAGGACGCGATGATTAGGGACGCGTCGATCGGGACGGCGAAGATCGCTGATGCGGCTATCACAATGGCGAAGATCAGTGGGGCGATCCAGTCGGATAACTACAGCGCAGTTAATAAGACAGGCTGGAGACTAAACCGTGATGGAACATTTGAGATTAATGGGAGCGTAGCCGGGCAGGGGAGGGTGAAGATCACCAACCAGCTGGTTGAGGTCTTCGACTCGAACGACTTGCTTCGTGTGCGGCTTGGGATATGGGGGTGAAGTATGTCTGCGGGATTACAGGTATGGGATTCTGATGGCCGAATGGTTCTAGATACTACTGTGCTAGTGGGTAGGATATTTGGCCACACTATAATGTTGGAAAACCAAGCTAATGGAGTTGTTACCCATCCCGGATTATCTTCAGGCACCCCTTTTGCCTTCCCTTTGATGCCTTTCATCCCTGAGAGGGGCTTCGGTGTAACAGCCGCCGCAACCTTGCCCAGATTCAGCTTCTCTGGAAATACCATGACATGGACGCGCGGCGCCGTGGACTCAGGCGGAGGCGTTGAAAATCTGCCTCGTGGAATAATTTACTTTGGAGCGTACTGATGCCTGCCGGGTTTACAGTTATAAATGACTCCGGGTCATATCAGGTGGACGGCGACTATCCTTGCATGGCTTTGATCCGCAAGGGCTCGCTTATTACTCAAACAGCACCTACAGATACAGTCGCATCGGAGGTGAAAGTCCCTCTTGCAGACGGTGAAATTATTGCTTTTTCGTGCGCAATACCAACGGCAATCGTTGGCTTCTCCGATGGAGAGGTTTATCTTCGAACAGACGCCCCCGCGGGGGTTCTACTAAACTACTGGATATTTTCGACGACACAGCAGGAATCAAGCTTCGGACTCCAAGCGTATGATGAGGTCGGCGGGCTGATATTCGACTCTTCATGGAAGCTTCTTAATATCGTAGGTACTCAAGTGGGAAGCGGTAACTATTCATACGCTCCAGGCAGAGAATACGCGGTCATACCACAATCTGTATTGGTATCGATTCGTAGGCTACTGTATTACCAAGGGATTCATCCGCACGTTTACAACATATTCGAACGCTGGTTGACCTTCGATGCTGCAAGCGTATCTTCCGGAAGTATTGTTGTTGGCCCTGCCACCCTCGAAATTCAAACATGGATTACAGAAGGGCCGGTTGGGGAAGGGTGGGATTTTTTTGGAAACAATGGCAACACCACACAGTACATTGTGGTAGACGTAACAGGCTTTTAGCTCGCGACTCGTGCCGGCACGCCGCGGATGGAGAAGCTCGAGGCGTTCAAATGCCAGGGTAGCTACGTCTGGAGATTGGTCGACGGACGGGCTAGTAGCAGCTAGCCCTCCCTGCTATCCTCACACCCATAAACCTGTAAATACGGTTACCCCATGTCAGCCACCAATTTCCCCGAGTTCAACGCCGCCGTCACCGAACTGACCACGAAAGTCAGCACCCTCCTGGGCGACGTCGCCACGATGCAGTCGGTGGCGAACGTCCAAGTGGCTGTTGACAAGGCGGCTGAAGCATCAACCTCCGCAACAGAAGCAGCGGCGAGCGAGGCCGCGGCGGCGTCCAGCGCGGTTCAGGCAGCGGCGAGCGAGACAGCTTCAGAAACCGCCAGGACTGTGGCGGAGTCAGCTCAATCAGCAGCAGCTGCGAGCGAGACCGCAGCCGCCGGCTCTGCCTCTACCGCGAGTACGAAGGCGAGCGAGGCATCTACATCGGCGGCCAACGCCGCCGCGAGCGAGACCGCAGCCGCCGGCTCTGCCTCTACCGCGAGTACGAAGGCGAGCGAGGCATCTACATCGGCGGCCAACGCCGCCGCGAGCGAGACCGCTGCACACGCTGCCAAGATTGGCGCGGAAGCAGCTCGTGATAGGGCGGAGACCGCCGCTGCCACCGTAACTGGTAACCTGATCGAGATGGGTGGCGTAAGTCTGGCCTCGGGGGTGTACCCGGCAAAGCCGGCGAACAACGGGGCCTTTTGGAAGGTGACAACTGGCGGAACGGTTGACGGCGTCGAGTATGGGGTTGGCGACACCCTTATCTACTCGAAAAACCTTGACCAGTTCTACAAGATCGACAACACCGAAAGCGTAACCTCGGTAGCAGGCAAAACCGGCGTCGTGACTTTGACAAAGGCCGATGTGGGCCTCGACAACGTCGATAACACCAGCGATGCGAGTAAGCCGATTTCCACGGCCACCCAAACCGCGCTGGACGCCAAGGCACCTTTGGCCTCTCCGGCGTTGACCGGTACGCCTACGGCACCTACGCCAGCGGCAGGTACGAACACGACCCAGATTGCCAATACCGCGTTCGTGCAGGCAGCGCTGGCCGCTCTGGTGGATAGCTCGCCTACCGCGCTGGACACGCTAAATGAGCTGGCAGCTGCCCTGGGCGATGACCCCAACTTTGCCACGACGATGACCAATGCACTGGCGCTGAAAGCCCCTCTTGCCTCGCCTGCACTGACGGGTAACCCCACTGCACCCACGCCTGCTGCTGATGACAGCGGCACGTCGATTTCGACGACTGCCCATGTGAAGGCGGCGATGGCGTTGTTTGGTGTGGGAGGGGCTAAGTCGCTAGAGTTCGTTAACCTAGACTCCGTACATGTAAGCGGCTTCTACTCCGTTGATCAGTGTCCAGGTGGCCCCAACGGAGGACAGGGTAACGGGATGCTACTCGTTACTGGGTCAGGCTATGTAAGCCAGCAGACCTATCACCCATATGGCACCAGTACGACCTATGCCCGAAGTAGAGTAGGTACTACATGGTCCGCTTGGTCAGAACTCTGGCACACCGGCAACCTCGTCAAGCAGTCCTCGCCAACCGACACCACTGCCGGGGCGCTGATGGCGGTGGGGGCTGGCGGGTGGATGGGGAGAGCGTCAAATAACGATAGCTATATTGCGGGTTATCCACAGGACATTGGGGAAAATATTTCTCAGATATATAGGCGGAGCGTTGGGGATATGGGGGTGCCTGGATATTCCGCTTCTTTACACTTTGCTGCAGTCGACACATGGGGGAGGGTGCGGATAAGTCACTACACCCCCAGGGCATGGATTCAAGGGGGGACTGCTTCTACTGGAACTGGATGGACCGCAGAGCTATACCACACCGGCAACATCCTCGGCACCGTCTCCCAATCCGCAGGCGTACCTACCGGCGCAATCATCGAGCGCGGCAGCAATGCCAATGGGGAGTACGTGCGGTTTGCAGATGGGACGCAGATTTGCCTAAAGAAGATACCCGCCAATGTGGCCATTAGCACCGCTGGATCGAGCTTATATTGGACTGGGGAGCCCATACCGGGCGGGCAGTTCGCCGCGTCGTTTACCGAGGAGCCCAGCGTAACCATGTTCGTAACAGGTAATTTTCCCTCAATGTTACAGGGTGGGGAGGGGCTGACAGCGACAGCATTTGGCATTTTTTATCAATACTCAGACGCTATGCGGCCATTATCAAGCTACATCTATCATCTGCGTGCCGAAGGGCGCTGGTACTAAGGAGCACCCATGCGCATCACCCTATCCCCCGTCCGCCTGGACGAAACCCTGACCGCCTCCCGCGCCGGCGACGCGCTGACCCTCAACGGCGAGGCCTTCGATTTCTCACCGCTACCCGACGGCGCCACGCTGCCGGCCGAGGCGATTGATTCGGAGTGGATCGTCGGCCCCGTGTCGCGCATTGACGGCGACCTGCACCTGACCCTGCGCCTGCCGCACGGGCCGAATCCATCACGAGCCGTGGCATTCCCTGAGCCGATCCATGTGACCGAGGACGGCCCTATCGTGCTGCCGTTTGATCCTGAACCGGAGCCTGAACTGTTTGAAGAACCTGCCGAAGAAGGGGCGCCCGAAGCATGACCATCGACTGGAGCCAACTGAAAACCGCTGAACAGAAAGCTGATGAGGCTGCACAAGCGGCGCGCGAGGCGTGGAAGGCACGCCGCGCCGAGGCGGTGCGCAACATCAAGGTGACCACCACCAGCGGCCGGGTTTTCGACGGCGACGAAGCCAGTCAAGGCCGCATGGCCCGCGCCATCCTCGGCCTGCAGGAAGCCGGCGAGGGTGCCACCGTGACCTGGGTGCTGGCGGACAACGCGCCGGTGGCCGTGACTGCCGCCGAGCTGTCCGAGGCGCTGCACCTGGCCGGCGCCGAGCAGGCGCGGCTATGGGTGGCCAGCCATGAATAAGCTGGACCTGACCGCCTACGTGGCCCGCTACGGCCGCCGGCCCTACTGGCTGTCGCTGCTGATCGCCCTGGATCAGTTCGTCAACGCGCTGCTGTGGGGCTACGTCGACGAAACGCTGTCGAGCCGGGCCTATCGGAGCGCCCAGCTGCGCACGCCGGCGAAACGCCGCTGGCGGCTGGCTGAACAGCTGATCAATGCGCTGTTCTGGCGGGACCGCGTGGGCGAGCTGCGGCACTGCCAGCTGGCGTACCTGGGCGAACTGGCGCGCGAGCATTTACCCAAAGACCTGTAAATAAGGGTTCCCATAAATACGGCCTGCGGTTAGGATTCACCCAACTCAGGCCGGTACCCATCATGTCTTTCGACTGGAAACCTTACGCACTCGCAGTGATCTGCGCGCTTCTGTGCTGGAACTTCTGGATGCAGAAGGGCGATGCCGAGCGGGAGCGGGATCAGGCCTTAGCCGCAAACACCAAACTTGTGACGGCAAACAGCAAATTGCGCAACAGCATCAGCCGCCAGAACGAAGCGGTCAGCCTGTTGCGCATCAGCGCTGAGACCGCTGCAGCTGATGCCGGCGCAAGGGCCGATACGGTCCAGCAGGCAATTCCGCGCAAGATCCAACAGGACCGTGCCACAGGCACAGCGCCGGAGGAGATGAACCAGTGGTTCGAATCGCTCTTCTCCTCGCACTGACCCTCACCGGGTGCACCACTACCGAGTACATCGACCGCCCGGTTGAAGTCCTCGTCCCGGTACCGGTCGAGCGCCGTACCCCTGAATGGCTCGCCGCGCCTTATCAGCCTGATTCACTTCCTCGTTTCATCCACCCATCAGACCCCGCCGCGAAGGCCGCTTTGTCCGAACAAGGCCTGGCCGACCTGAAGGTCATCCTGCGCATGCTCGTTGAGCGTGACAACGGATGGCGCGTGTGGGCGATAACCCCTGCCGAAGAGGCCACCCATGTTCAACCTGAGTAGCCGCAGCGAACAGCGGCTGTCCGAGGTCCACCCAGACCTTCAGAAAGTGGTCCGCCTTGCCATCCGCAGGTCGAAGACCGATTTCACTGTCCTGGAGGGGCTGCGGAGCGCGACCCGGCAGAAGCAGCTGGTAGCCCAGGGAAAGTCGAAAACGCTGGACGGCCGGCACATCACTGGTCACGCCGTAGACCTTGGCGCCTATGTCGACGGCCAGGTGTCATGGGACTGGGAGCACTACTACCGACTGGCCGAAGCGATGCGGGACGCAGCTGTAGAGCTCGGCGTGCCAATCGTATGGGGCGGGGTGTGGGACAAGCGACTCAACCTGCTGCACAACACGAAGCAGGCCGTCGCGGACTATGTGCAGTCTCGCAAGGCAGTGGGGCGGGATGCGTTCATTGACGGCCCGCACTTTGAGCTTGATCGGAAGGAATACCCAGCATGAGCGCTGAACAGTGGTCCAACCTGTTCGTCAACGCGGCGCCGTTCCTCTTGTATGGCGCGCTACTGTTCAAGCTCTACTCGGCTTGGCGTCGAGTCAGGTCCATGGAAGATCGATGCAAGGAGGCCAGACTGGCGGCCGTCCTGCTGCTGCTCACGGTGTGCACGCTGACCTTCATGGCGGCCAATGCGTACGCACTGGAGGTGTACGGCAAAACCTTCCTGTCGCTCAGGGTCTTCCAGATGTTCGTGCTCAGCAACTGTGCGGCTTACTGGCTCGTCCTGGATCTGATCACCAAAGACGCCTGTGAGTAAGGAACCATCCATTGAAGATCCCGCCGGAGTGGTTCGATAAGGCTCAGGATTACCTCTACTTCGGCTCTCTAGGGGCGTTCGCTGCTCTGGTCGGCTGTTTGTGGCAGGTGGCGAGGAAGGGTGGGCAGCCGGTCGCGCTGCTGACGCTGTTCTCCACCACCGTGGTGGGGTTCTACCTGGGGATGCTATTTGGGGGGATTGTCTCGCCAGAGTGGGCGAATAGAGACGCGGTGGTCCTGCTGATCGGTGCCACCGGTTTGAAGGGATTCGAGGTGGTGCTCTCCGTGGCGAAGAACACCATCCCCGTTTTGTTGCGGGCTACTCAACAGCCTCCGCCGACGACGAAGGACGAGGATTGAGGTTCAGCGCGTTCGCGATAAGGCGGGCGCCATCTTCCTCGAAGCATTCACACACCTGGGCAAACTCGCCAGGTGGGAAGCTAAGCGGCTGTTCGGTGTCTACCACCGTCCACTCGAAGCAACAGTGGGCCGACTGGGAACCTTTGACGACTTGGTACCTCATGGATACGTCCATCTGTACCTCCCGACAATCCTCTCGCCGGACTGTAGCTGATACTCCATCTGCCGGTCACGCTGTTCGACGAACCCAGTGCGTTCCGCACGGATGAGTTCGCCGTTGACGTCGATCAGAAGAGGACAATTCACAGGCGGCAGGTGCTCAGCTGCGTTGAGATGGTCCATGGGCTACCCCTTCACACAAAGAACTTGCCGAAGGGTATGAACCACTTCGATCAGATCCGATTGGGCGGCCATTACCGCGTCGATATCCTTGTAAGCACCAGGTGTTTCATCGAGGACACCCTCGTCTTTCCGGCACTCAACACCTTCTGTGGCCTTTATGTGATCCTCAAGCGTGAACCTGCGTTTTGCCTCTGCACGACTCATAGCCCGGCCGGCGCCATGTGAACAGCTGCAGAACGACTGTGCGTCCCCCTTTCCTCTGACGATGAAAGAGCGAGCACCCATGCTGCCAGGGATGATGCCTAAATCACCAGCACGGGCCCGTACAGCCCCCTTTCTGGTAACCATCACGTTATCGCCAAAGTGGTTCTCCCAGGCGACGTAGTTGTGGTGGCAGTTGACCGCTGCACAATCACAGGAGAATGGCTTCGGCACTGCTGCTGACAGCGCGTCTATCGCCTCCGACATCATCAGTTCGCGGTTCACGCGGGCAAACGTCTGCGCCCATTCAACAGCCTCGCAGTAGTCAGCAAACAGCTCAGAGCCCTGCGGCAGATAAGCCAGGTCCTGGTCGGGCAGGTTGATGTGCCACCGGCGCATTTCTTCTTTGGCCCGCTCGATAAAATATGAGCCGATCGCATTGCCGATTCCGCGTGAACCGGAGTGCAGCATTATCCAAACCCGCTGCTCCTCATCCAGGCAGACCTCGACAAAGTGGTTGCCGGTACCGAGGGTACCGGCGTGCTTGATGGCACGATTACCGGCACGCTCAAGCTTGGGATGTTTGGCCGTAATTTTCGACAACTGAGCTATCAGCCCACCCAACTCTGGGTGAGTTGACGCCTTGGGCGCCTGGTCTCCCCACGCACCCCGATCTCCAGGGCCTCCGTTGTTGGTGCGGCCGTGCGGGATCCGGCGCTCGATCTCGCTGCGGAGTGCTTGGAGGTTATCCGGCAGGTCAGAAGCCGTAAGGGTGGTCCGCTGCGCCGCCATTCCACAGCCAATATCCACTCCGACCGCAGCGGGAATCACCGCACCTTTCGTAGCTATCACGCTGCCGACGGTCGCCCCCATTCCCCAGTGCACATCCGGCATAGCTGCGATGTGCGAGTGGATGAAGGGGAGTCCTGCCAGGTTGCGCAGCTGCTTCTTGGCAGCTTCTTCAACCTGCACGCCACGGACCCATGCCTTGATTGGGCGACCTTCGCTTTCGATCAGTTGAAACGTCATTTGCCAGTGCTCCCGAAGCCACCCTCGCCGCGTGCCGTAGAGCTCAACTCCTCGACCTCGAGGAACTCGACCATCGGCACCTGCGACAATTTCGCTTGGGCAATGCGGTCGCCGTGCAGAATCGGCATAGGCTCAGTTCCTTCGTTGATCAGCTTGACCATCACCTCGCCGCGGTAGTCCGCGTCGATGATCCCGACGCAGTTGGCCAGCCGGACACCGTTCTTGAATCCGTGGCCGCTGCGGGAGTAAACCTCCATCGTCCAGCAGACAGGGATTTCGAAGGAAAGGCCGGTGCGGATCAACGCGGTATGGCCTGGCTGAAGCAGCTGTCCGCCCTCCGACAGCAGGGCATGCAGGTCAAAGCAGGCGGCATGCTCTGTGCCGTATCGTGGCAGCATGGCCTGCGGGTCCAGCTTCTTGACCTTCACGGGGATGTTGTCCATGTTCAAACTCCAACTTCAATGATGTTCGCGGCCAGGGCTTGATCCTGCTCGCGGTGGGTGATGAGCAACAGCTGCTTGGCGCTTCCCGCCAGCGACGCGGCCAGTCCCGTCGCGTTGTGCTCGCTCATGGATTCAGTAGGCTCGTCGAAGATCAGCAGGCTGTCCGAGCCATACAACGCCCGGGCCAGGCCGATACGAACAGCTGAGCCGATGAACGCCTTCTGCGCGCCGGAAGCACACGCGACCGGTGCAACCACGCCGTCCTCCTCGTAGCAGAAGTCGCCGTCTTCGTTGGTGATACGGGTGATCTCGCCGCGGGTTGCTGCCTTGACCTGGCGCGAGGCCACGGCCATTACCGTTTCCCATACGTCGCGCAGGTACTGGATACGGCGATCAGCTAGGAAGCGGGCCAGCCGGCCGGCGCGGTCGGCGGCGATCTCGTGGCCCTTGACCTTCTGCAGAGTGCTTTCCATCGCCTCGACGCGACGCTGGGCCTCCCTCAGTGCCTTGGCTGCGACTGCATCATCCCGCACGGCCATCTCCACAGCATGCTGCGCCGCCTGGTAGCTGCGATCCCACTCGGCCTTGGCCTGGGCATAGGCGCCCTCAGCGGCGCGCGCCGCGGCGATCTGCTCATCGGTCGGGGCGTCGGCCACCAGTGCCTGGCGCGCTTCAGCCACGGCGTCTTCAGCGCTGGCGACGTTCTTGTGGGCCTGATTCAGCCGGCGTTCCGCCGCAGCGCGCCGCTCGTTTGCCTCTGCGCCGGCGTCAGCCTTGGCTTTGAGGGCGGCGACCTCGCCCTGCAGTTCTTCGATCACGCTATCGAGGCTGCTCGCCTCGCCGCGCAGGTCGTTGACCACACTGGCGTCGACCAGCTTGGCGGCCCACTTCTCAACCTCGGCCTGCTTGGCAGCGCGCTGATCGATGCGCTTTCGCATGGTGGCCAGCTGCTTGGTCCCTTCGGCCTCACCGGCGGTGGCCAGCGAAAGGCCCACACCCAGGTCGGAGATCTGCTTCTCGAGCGTGGCGATTTCCTCGGCCAGCTGCTCAGGGTCATGCTCGGCCAGCGCCGTGCCGCAGGTCGGGCAGGTGGCGTCCTTCTCGAGCTTGCGCAGCGCGGCCAGCTTGGATTTGTCGACGGCGATCAGCTCGCGGGTGCGGGTGGCCTCGTCGGCATAGTGGGCGTGGGTTTTCTCAGCTTCTTCAAGCCGCGCCACGGTGACCGGCTCAATCGCCGCCAGCTCCGTCTGAGCCTGCTCGTGCTCAGCCTCGGCGCGGATTGCACTGGCCAGCTGTTCCTTCACGTCAGCCAGACGGGCACGCTTCTGGCGAAGCACGGCGCCTTTCTCAGCGGAGGCTGCGGTGACGCTGTCGATGTCCACCAGCTCACCGCACTCTGCCAGCGCCTGCTCAGCCGTGACGACGGCCTCACGCTTGTGCTCCATAGCGGCCTCAGCTTCGCGCAGGGCGCTTTCCGCACGCTGGGCAATACGTTGGGTCGTCTGAAGGGCAGAAGAGCTCACCACGGGCGGCATAGCGGCCAGCGGCGGGAAGTTGTCGAGGTCGGTCTCGGCCTTCTGCCGGTCGACAACTGCTTCCTCGGAGCAGGTGGTGGCAGCGTCAAGAGCTGCGCGAGCAACGGCCAGCTCCTCTGCTGACACACTGCAAGCGTCCGCCGCAGCTTTCTCAGCGGTCGCCATGGCTCGGGCGCGGGTCATGATGCTGTCGATCAGCGCGATGCCGGCGAACTCTTCGACCTTCTGGTTCAGCGCGGTCGTACCGAAGGACAGCAGGCCGGAGGTCTGATGCTGCTTCGAGTTCAGAAACAGCGCGAAGTCCTTGGCGGTGAGGCCGAGCAGCTCTTCGACGTAGGCGGTCACCGGGGTGTTGCCGTTGGCAACGAGGGCGTCCCCGCCGCTGGCACGCTCGACCAACTTGGCCGTCGACTTGCTGCGGGTCAGGATGTAACGGGCGTTGTCGACCTCGAAGTGAAGCTCCAACCCGAACGTCGTCCGCCCCCAGGTCGGGATGTGCTCTTTCTTGCCAGGCACGACGGTCACGCCGAACAGTGCGGCCTCGATAGCCTGGATCAGGGTCGACTTGCCGCGGGCGTTCTCGCCGCAGATCACGTTCAGGCCGTCGGTGAAGTCGGCGGTGAAGGTGCCAAGGCGCTTGAAGTTGGTGGTAATGAGCTTGATCAGTTTCATCGTGAATTCCTTGGAAATATGCCAAGTAACGCTGCGACGCTGGACATGGCGAAGAGCATCAGGCAGGCCACTGAGGTCCAATCGCCGTTGTTCTTGGTCAGTTCAGCGGCGATGAACCAGATAGGTGATGCGACCAGGTGGGAGTTGTGTGAGAAGTTCATTTGGCCGCCCCTGTGAGGTCTTCCAGCGTTTCCAGGTACTGGCGGCGCTGCTTTGCGTCTCGCTCAGCCTCTAGCCGAAGTACAAGTGCTCGGAGCCTGGCCATTGTCCTGATGCGGGGCCGTCGCGCCTCGGCCCCCTTCCATCGGTCTCCCTTGTAGACCATGGAGAGGTGCCCGAACGAGTAGGGGTAGTTGCTTACACACACGTCCGCATTCCCCATCTGTACGGTGTGATGGGATAACTTGGCGGTTTCGCTATGTGTGTCTAAGAGAGAGTTCAGAGTTTTGTCCCATTCCGGGCAGAACTCCTCCATGAAAAGCACCCCAAACCACGACCTCAGAACGATCTCGACGTAACCAAGAGTCATCAGGCTGCCTCCACCGCATAGATCGTCACGCCTTCGGCAGGCGCTGCCCTGCAGATTCTCTCGAGCATTTTCAGCTCTTCTCTTGAGCAGTCGTCGATGACGATGGTGGTCATCCCGTCGGCTGCCAGCCGGCGCAATGCTCTTTCGACGCTGAGCGAGTCGTAACCCCACAGGATCCGCTGGATACCTTTGTCCCCCGCGTTCCGCAGGATCTCTTGCAGCTTGGTTGTCTTCCCGGACATCGCCGGGCCGCGGATGATTTCTAGCTTCATACAGTGAGTTCCTTGATCGCTTGACGAATGGAGAGCCGGAGACGCAGGGTCTTGAAGCAGAGGCGCGGGGCGTACTCAGCCTCGATTCGGAGCAGCTGCTCGAGGCGCGGGCCAAGGCCGCTGGAAGGGCGTGGGGCTGGCTTCATGGCTGACCTCCGTCTGCGTCGTAGATGCACGCAGGGCGGCGGAACTCAATGACCTCGCCGTTCTCCTCCTTCCAGTCCATCGCTGAGCCGAGGTGGCACTTGTCGGTGCGAACCGCGTAGTGGACCTGGCAGCCGGCAATAACCAGATCACCGACCTGCACGTACCAATTGGTCGATCGTGCGTTGGTTCGAATGCCCAGTGTCTTCTCATCGCTGTGGACGCCGTGGACTGTGCCGTAGGCAGCTCGGTATTGCCTTCCGTCAGGCGCGAAGAAGAAACAGTCGGTGGTGATCAGGACCTTGGTTCCTATCTCAAACTGATGACTCACACCGCCACCTCCTTCGCCAACTCGCTGAACAGGTCAGCCAAATCGCTACCTTCCAACTCGCGGCTGATGCGGGTGCGCAGATCCTCGACTACCGGCTTCTCCGCCTCGTCGTCGACTACGTTCACGCCGGCCACCGAGACGCTGTTGCGAACTGCCAATGCGTCCGGGGCGTTCTCCCACACCATCTGCATGAAGTCGGCGACAGCCACGGCCTCGTCCGCAGCGCCAATCACGTCGATGAACTGCACGCCACTCAGGTCCGGCAGCTCCTGACCGAACATGACTGACGCGAAGCGCTCGTCCTTGGACCAGATGCGGGTTTTGGTGAGATCAATGCTGTCGTCGGTGATCTCCAGCTGGTAGGAGAACTTGTCGCTGATATCGGCAAACGACGTCGGGTGCGTGTTGCCCAGGATCACCACTCGGCCGTCGAAGTGGGTGGACGGCTTGTGCTCGTGGCCGAGGAAGATGTAGTCGAACGACTCCAACAGCTTCTGCGCGATTGCCGGCGACAGGTTGAGGGTGTCGTCCTCGGTGGCGAAGGGCTGGTCGTAGTTGCAATGCAGCATCAAGACGCTGGCCCGGCCGGCGCGCTCACAGGCCGCATGCTCAGCGGCGTCCAGCATTGCCTGCTCGAACAGCTCCTGACTGGCGTGGTGCGGGACGAAGTAGAGCGGTTCGAAGTTGTCGAAGTAGGGCTCCGACAAGCTGGGCGAGGAGATGATCGCGCAGCCCATTTCCTGGAGCGCGCGGAGGCTTGTGATGGTCCCTTCGCGGTTGGTCTCGTCGTGGTTGCCGGCCAGCGTCCACATGCAGTTGCTGGCGATCTCGTAACCCTGGACCAAGATCGATTCGTCGTTGAAGGCGCGGTCGAACAGGTCGCCCAGGCAGATCGGCTTCTCCGCGTCCTCAATGACGTCCCACGCCTGCTTGAACAAGGCGAGGGTCAGGTGCTTGGAGGACTCGCGGGTGGTATGCGCTGCCCGGCGGGTGCCGAGGTGTGGATCGGTGAAGAGCGTATACGTCGTCATAACAGGCTTCCTGTAATTACGGCACTAAGAGCCCACCCCGCCGCTTGCGCGGCGAGGAGGGTGACGGCGAAGTGGCGGAGGGCGCGGCGGGTCACAGCAACGCCTGCACAAATGGAAGGGCGAAGAAGAAACCGAGGGTCGCCCCGAAGCCAAAGAAGCCGCCGACGCAGATCAGCAGGATGAGCTTGCAGACGCTGCCGATGGTTTCGTCTACCAGGCCTCGCAGCGCCCGCTTGGTCTCGTACCTCATACGTCTTCCCTCCAGCGCAAGGCCACCGGCAGCAGCGGGATGCCGTCCTTGCTGTGGCCGAAGTGTTGGTAGGTCAGCGTCTTGCCGATGTGGACATGCTGCATTTCCCACTGGGCGTGCTTCTGCTGGGCATTGCCGTGGGCAGTGGCCTTGAACGTCCGACCGCAGGGCATCTGCAAGGTCCAGACCGGCACCTCGAACTCGCCGTTGGGCGTGCCGCGCTCCACCGCGATGACGATGGCCTCGGCGTCGGAGAAGTCCTTGACCTTCAGTAGCGACTGGCTGCGTTTGTCGGTCTCGTAAGGAGCCATGCCGTGGCGGAGGATGGAGCCCTCGAAGCCGGCCTCTTTCCAGTTCTCATGGAGCATGGTCAGCTGGCTGCGATCCTGCACCTGGATGGTTGGCACCGCCTGTAGAGGAGCATCGGCTGAGCAGTACCGGGAAAGCAGGATGTCGGTCGGCAGGCTGCCGCGCAGATAGCTGATGCGCTTGCTGTAGCGGCAGTCCATCACCACGTCGTAGACGTGATACTGCAGTTTCAGCGATTCCTCGCGCGGCTTCTTCACCAGGCTGCCAATGTCCTGCAGCAGCATGCCGTGGATGTACAGCTCGCCGTCCAGGTGCAGGTTCTGAAGGCCAGCAGCGTGGATCGCCTCTACGATGTGCGGCAGGTTGATGACCTTGCCATTGCGGCTGTAGAGCACGCCGCCCTTGAACAGGCAGCGGTGGCCGTCCAGCTTGGGTTGCGCGAAAGCGTTGTCCCAGTCGATGGCTTCCGGTTTCACCTTGTCGATCGGGTGGGCCAGCATCGGCTTTTCCAGGCCCAGGGCGTTGGTGGCCGGTGCGCTCGCTTCCTCGAGTGTGCGGACGTAGCCCTTGTCGAGCTGCTTGTTGACGCGGCTGTCCAGTTCCATCACAGCCTGCTGAGCAGGGGTGGTCTGGTTGGCGCGGCCGATGTTCTTGGCCTCGACCGGCACTTCCTTGGTCACGGCTGCTCCGCCGACGACCTTGGTGTGCGAGATGACGAGCTTGGCCACTTCATACCCTGCGCAGGCTGGCTCGCCAGCAGGGAATTCCATGTCCTCGACCGCCTGAATCTTCCAGTCCCCGGTCTTTCCGCCGTGGTTCTTGAAGAGCGTGACTTCCTTCAATACTTTCATGTTGTGCTTCCGTTGTTACGGGTTGCTGTATTTACAGCAATACAGGTTGGCTTGCAAGAGTAGCGGCCATCGTGGGCAGTGCGAAGTAGTCCACCAGCCCTCGACTGACGACGTCCGCGTTCAGCTTTACGCCGTGGCCGGCATTCTCGATGGAGGCCAGCAGGTAGTCCTTACTGATCCGCTCCTCCTGCACCACTGCAGCGCCGTCCCAGATCTGAATCACGCCGCGCTCCGCGTCGTAGAACAGGACCAGGTAGGGGAGCTTGAGCAGCTCTCGGTAGAACGAGATGGCGCCGCGCTGGGCCGGCTGCATCGCCTGCTTGGTCAGCGTCGAGTTCTTCTCGCTGGCCTTCACTTCGCAGAAGAACAGCCGCTGGCCGGCCAGCGGTGAGCGAGCACCTGCCGGCAGGGCCAGCAGGTAGTCACTTGGCTGTGCAGCCACGATGGAGCCGCCGGCGGCACCGGTGTCGGCCAGGCGGTGCCAGCCCAGAAGGTGGCTCTCGCGCAGGGCGCGGAACACCTTCTGGATCTCCTTCTCGAAGATCTTGCCTATGTCCGTAGACAATTCATCACCTCGTCGAGCGCTGCGTAGAGGTCGTCGATCGTGCCGTCGTTGTGGATGACGTGGTCGGCCTGGACCGTGCAGCCTGCTTCGCTGACGTGAGCCGAGACCTGTGTGGCGGCCGACCGCCGGATCTCGATCAGGACACCACCTTGTTCCTTGATCCACCGCGCCTCGTTGTCGTACCTGACGTCGCTGACGACCATGCCCTTTGCGAGGTTGCGTTGGCAGGCCAGCCACTCCTGGTGGGCTAGTAGCACCCACAGGTCCGGGTGAACACACTGCCGGCCCCATTCTGTGCCGAGCGTCTGCATCAGCTGCCGTGGGCTCTTTCCGAGCCACTCGATCGGCGCTTCGCGGTCGCCGTCGTAGAACAGGTCCCCGAAGACACTGGTCAGCATGCCCTTCAGTGGGTTGGCAAACGCGAACTGCTGAAGGAGGTGGCGATCCTCCAGAAACGCAGCTGCAGTGTCCTTGCCGACCCTGGCCCGGCCGTAAAGCCCGACCAGCTTCTTGGACTGGTTCACCGCACCATCTCCAGGCCCAGCTGCAGGTCCGGACTCAGGCTGTCCATGTTCTCCAGTGCCCAGCGGACGTAGGACTTTGGTAGGTTGCACAGCTTCACGCCCTTGTGTTTGCCGTAGGGCATTTCCATCGACGTCGTCGCCCAGGGCTCCCGCATCCAGGCGATGAGCTCGCTGAGAGAGGTGCAGTTGGCCTTCTCGATCGACGGCTGAATAAGGTCCAGCGTCATCACGATGTCGGCGAAGGCGTCATGGGCATTCTCAGCCTTCCGGCCGGTGAGCACCTCGTAGGCAGTGCCAAGATTGGCCTTCGGTAACAGACCCGCGTTCTTGAAGCGGCGGGTGGCGACCATCAGGTCGATCGACGGGAACTCGGCCAGGCCGCAGCGGCGGGCCAGCTTGTCGTCGAAAGCGGCGCTGTTGTAGCCGAGCACAGCCTGGATGGCGGTGTCGTTGACCAGCTCGAACTGTTCAGCCAGGTAGCTTTCCCAGTGCGGCCTATCTTCGACGTGGTGGTCGTAGATGCCGTGCACCCCACTGGCGCCGGCTGGGATAGGCTCGCCCGGGTGGAGCAGCTGCACATCCTTTTCCAGGATGCTGTAGCGACCGTCCTCGTGAAGCGTTGCGAAGCACAGGGCCGCTTGCACGACCCCGCACTTGGCTGTGTTCACCCCGGTGGTTTCATAGTCGTGGGCGAAGACCAGCATCAGCGATCACCTCCGGCGGTGGCCTTCGTCGACTTCTTGTGCTCCTGCATGGCGCGCATCGCATCACCCTCGCGGGTGAAATAGCGCTTCCACAGGTCTGGCCAGTCTTTCTTCAGTGCCTCGGAGCGGCGGTGCAGCGCACCCTGCGCTGCGGACGCCAGCTTGAGGCTGGAGCGGGCCTGGGCCAGCTCCTGCTCCAGACTGTTCACCTTCCGCTGCAGGTCTGCCACTGCCTTGGGGTCAGCTCGTTGAATCAACGATTTGAGGGTTGCGCCGATCATGCAGCCTCCTTCTCTTCCAACTCTGCGCCGCGGATCTCGGCCCAGATTTCTTTGGCTTCTTCGAGGCTGCGCTCCACGGCCTCCATGATTTTCTCGTCGCCTGGGTAGCGACCCAGCTCGTGCACCCTTCCCCAGTCGGGACCGATGGAGAATTCCGGACACTGCGGAACGGCGTGGCCTGGCGGTGTCGCACTGCGCATGATCTCGTTCATCTCGCGGCAGTATTCGGCGACGTCGTCCTTGTGGACGAAGGCGACCGTCTCGTCGTAGATCGGAGCGAAGAAGACCATGTCCAGGCGGTCCAGCAGACCGCGCTCGACGATCTTGGTCAGCACGATGCGCAGCATCTCTGCTGCCGTGCCCTGGATCGTCGCGTTGGTGCCTTGGCGGTGCTGGCGACTGACCTTGCCGTGGTCCTTGGCGAAGATGTCCTCGGTGGCGTGGCGCTTGGTGCCGAAGGCAGTCAGCGTGAAGCCGTTCTTCTCCATGAACCGCGCGGTTTCCTCTTGCCACTGCGGGATTCGGGCGTACAGCGTCATCGCGCCATCCAGCAGTTCCTTCGCCTCGTCGATCGGGACGATCAGGTTGCGGGAGAGGGTGGCCGGGCCAGCGCCGTAGGCCAGACCGAAGTTGACGCCCTTGGCCGACTTGCGGATGCCAGAGGCCAGCTTGTTCAGCGGGTGATCATCGAGGCTGTGGGCCTCGTTGAAGGTGCTGAACGCACTGAGGGTGGCTAGGTCGTCCTTGTCGTCACCGGGCTTGGTGGACTTCAGCTTGGCGATACCGGAGCCGGTTACGCTGTGCAGGTCCTTCTCGTCGGCCGGATCGTAGGCATCGATCATCACCGGGTCGCCAGACTCGCAAGCCAGCAGGCGCAGCTCCTGGCCGTTGTAGTCGATGGCCACTACGACGTGGTCAGGCGACGGCGGCACGAACATGCTGCGCATCGACTTGTCCTTCTTCGACACCTGCAGCACGTTCGGCGCGGAGCCGGTCGGGCGACGGGTGTCGGTGCCGGCGTCGGTGAACGACGGGTGCAGCTTGCCGTCCCGGTGTTTCCACAGCGGGTACTTGTCGTGGTACAGGCTGATGCGGGTGCTCGCCGACTTGACCTTCAGCAGGGCGCGCAGGGCGTTGTGCTGCCAGCTGCCCGCCTCGATGTCGTTGGCGATCGCCGTCTCGATGGCAGTCTCGTCCGTGGACGGGCCAGCCTCGGTGATGCCGACCATGAGGCGGCCTTTGCCGGCGGTCTTACCGCGCAGGCGAACCGGGACGCCGATCTTGCAGTAGAGCAGCTGCTGCATCTGCACTGGAGATCCGGTGTTCAGCTCGTCGCCGACCTTGATCACCTTGGCTTCTACGCCGGCCAGCCGCTGCACGACCTCACCCAACTGGTCGAATGCCTTGCGGGCCTGCTCGGCAGACTTGGCGGCTTTCTCGTCGCCGTCCTCTGCCTTGGTTTCCAGCAGCTTGACCTTCAGCGCGCCGCGCTCCATTGCCTTGACCAGCGCCGACAGGAATTCAGCCTGACGCGGATCGGAAGGCATGTCAGCCCCTGCGCCGTCCAGGCCACACTGCTCCAGGTACTCGGAGAGGCCGGAAGCTGTGACCTTGGTGACCTCTGGTAAGCCGATCGCCAGTGCCGCGGAGGAGAGCTGTTTGGCAGTCAGCGCGAACGCCGGCATCACCCGCTCCTCGCGGTACGGGACGTACTGGCACGCCTGCTCCTGCTTCAGCTGCCATTCGTACAGCTTCTGCTTGGCTGTTTCAGTGTCGCCTTCGGCCTTCTTCTTGGCCGAGCGGTAGATGAAGTCCTTCTCGGCTTCGATGAACGACTTGCAGCCCTCGGTGACGCTGCCGGTGACGTTCTCCTGCAGGATGGTGCGCAGCTCTACCATACCTTCGTCGACCTGCTTCAGGTCCCGCTCATGCAGGCGCTTCTGCAGCGGCCAGTTGATGTCCACACCCTTGATGTAGGCATGCTGCAGGACGACGGTCGGGTTGACCGCCCAACGCTGGTAGAACTCCCATTGCTCGTCGAGCTGCAGCAGGAGCTTCAGTAGGTCGTACAGCGAACCGGTGACCTGTGCGTCGTCGGCGCCGTAGCTGAACACTTCGTCCAGGGTCAGCTCGCTCATGTTGGCTGCGCCCTCACCGCCGTTACCGGCAGCCAGGGTTTCCTCGTAGCTCGCCTGCTCGTAGTTCAGGTAGTTGAGCGACAGCGACTTGAGGCCGGCTTCCATGTTCTCGTTGACATACCGCTGCATCAGCCGGGTGTCGTGGACGTTCTTGAGCTGCAGGTTCAGGTTGGTCTGGCTGACGACGCCTTCGAAGTTGGCGTTGTGGGCGACCAGTCGGGTACGGCTAGCAGCGTGCTCCAAGATCTCAGCGATGACCGCTTTCGGCAGGTTCGGGCTGTTCTTGTGATCGACGGGGATGTAGATCACGTTCTCCAGGTGGCGACCGAACTGGAACGAAGCGCCGCTCAACTCCTGACTGAGCACGTCGACGAACTTGTCGCCCTGCGTAGATGCCTGGGCGAACTCCGGGATCGGGTTCTTGTTGGCCGACTCGTAGTCGAACGTGGTGACGTCGCCGGCCTCGATCTCAGCCAGAATGGCGTCGCGCATCTCAGCCCAGTTCTCGCTGGTGATGGCGATCTGGTTGGGCAGCAGCGCTGCGAACAGCGTGTCCCACAGGTCCTCGGCGCCGGCGGCTTGCAGCAGGCTGTAGGCATGCTGAGCGTTCGGGATGCGCTTGTGGATCAAAGGGGTGACCAGCTTCTTGGCCCGCGGCTTCCAGCACAGCTCGGGGTGCAGGTTTGCCAGGCGCCACATGGTCCGCCACTCGCCGAACTGCTCGCGCAGCTTGATGAGGGTCTTGTCGCCGGTGGCCTCGATGGCCTGGTCCAGTAGCTCGGTGCGACCGGTGTCGACGATGTCGCGCAGTTCCTCGACACCATCCACCCCGTAGTTCTTCAGCAACGCTGCGAACTTGGCCTCCCCGAGACCCTTGACGCCGCCGTAGTCGTCGCTGGTGTCACCCAGGATCGACTTGGCGATGCTGGTCAGCTTGTACGGGATGCCCTTGTGCTCGCCGTCGCCGAAGTGTGGCTCGTTCTTCAGATAGACGATGGTGGAGTCGTTGCACAGCTGCAGCAGGTCGGCGTCGACCGTGTACACCGCCTTCGGGTAGGTGATGCGCTGGCACAGCCAGGCGATGACGTCATCCGCCTCTACGCCTTTGACGCCGATCTGAGTGGCGCCGATTGCCGAGAAGAACTTCTTGGCCCAGTCGAACAGCAGGTTGCACTGCTCGACCTCGATCGGGCTTTTGACGACGTTGGCGCGCTGCGCCTTGTATTCCGGGTAGATCGCGGAGCGGTAGTCCTTGCCCATGTCCTGGGCGACGATCAGCGTACGGGGGCTGCCACCCTGCTGAATGATCGGCTCGATGTAGCGGCTGATCAGCCCTTGGGCAGCGCACTGCCAGGTCGGGAATCGGCGGCCGGTTTCTTCGCAGAAGATTGCCTCGGGGTCGGAAGCGCCGTAGTAGGCGTGCTTTACAACCGCACGGAAATCGAGAATCGCATAGGAAGTGGTGTCTTCCATGGTGAACTCCTTAAATACGGGATCTATTGCCCCATAAATACAGGTTGGCGCGAGACTTCCATCGCGCCGGCGGGTTACCGCTTGGTGAGACACCTGCGGCAGTGGCACACGTCTCCGTGCTCTTGTTCCTTGGCCTGGACCCCGAAACACCAGCACGTCGACTTGCCTGCCTCGATGTCACACCTGACGGGTGCCGAGCAGGCCGGGCATGGGTGGGTACCCTGCCCGGCCTCCAAGGACTTCAGGATTTGCATCCTGTCCTTCATTTCACTTCACAGCCGCCTGCGCCGCAGGCGATTTCACCTGTCAGGTCGGTGTTGTCATCGCGCTCAACCACTCGGGTGAGATCGATGGCCGTTACCGTGCCGATCAGGTCGCGGTATTGCTCAGCCGTGATGTCCTCAAACGGGGCCTGCTGGTAGGTGCCGCCGTCATATGGCAGGACGCTGATGCCGTTGTAGAGGTCGCGGTTTTCCCACATCCACCGGCTGACCAGAGGCCACTCGTCGTCCTTCACACTGATCGTGCAAGACACGTTGTGAGTGTTGTCGCCGCTGACGTGGCCAGCGCGGACCCATTCCAGGTTGAACCGCTTGACTCGTTCCAGCAGAGACTCAGGCGACTCCGTACGCAGGATCGCGCCTTCAGGTGCTTTTTGCGGCACGCTGATGACGGCTTGCTCTTGCGGGCGGAAGTATTCGTCTTCGACCAGCTCAGGGTGGTGCTCAGCCAGGTACTGGTAGATCGCCTCGTTTTTGCCGACGCGGACTCGGCGGATGTAGTAGGGGGCGTGCCAGGCGTGAATGCCGGAGGCGCTGCCCAGGACCAGCGAGGTGGTGCCGGCGGGCTTGACGGTGCTGGTACGAGCCGCGACGTTGATGCCGATGATGGCTGCAACCCGGGCGTTCTCCTGCTTCACCACCTCAGCCGCCTCGGTCAGGTCCAGCGGCAGCACCGCACCGGAGCCTATGCCTGTCATGCCGACACCGATCAGTGCGTCTTCTTCGGTGGTCTGCTTCCAAACCGGGCGCAGGTAGTGGAAGTCAGTGAAGCCAGCCTGCAGCGTTCCGATAAACGCGGCGGCGCGGGCTCGAGCATTCAGTTCCTCCTGGGTGAAGGCGTCGTCAGCGTTGATCTCAGTCAGGTTGCAGAACTGGTTAGGTTTGAGCCCGATCTCGCAGCAGGGGTTGGTACCCCAATCGAGATTGTTGGTCCAGTACACCCCCGGCTCGCCGGCGCCGCTGGCTTCTACCGTGGCCATGAGGTCCATGAACTCGGCTTCGGTCAGGCTGCCGCGGAGCAGGTTGGCGCTGTTGTTTGCCCGGCCGCGTTGCGGCTCGAAGAGGTACCAAGGGAGGGTGCCGGCGTCCTTCCATGCGTCCAGTTGGGACTGGTGGAGAATGACGTTGTGGTAGTCACGGCCAGCTGCAGTGATGTCGCACTCGAACAGTTCGTTGCTGCCTGCCAGTGGCTCCGTGCGATGGAATGTGCAGCGCAGGTTGGACTTGCAGGTGAGCATGTCCTGGTCGTCGAGGTCGAACAGCACGATCATAGCAGCTCGTCGAATGCCGCCGGCCAGCACCGCGTCCGCGATGTGGCAAAGCATGTCATGCACTTCGATCGGTTTCAGACTGGTACCGGCACCGCGCTCTGCGATCGCCTGGTCCATCACCTGCTGAAGTTTCTGCAGGCAGGTGGCCAGCGGCTGCGGGCCTGGCGCTTTGCCGCCGGAAGTGATCAGACGGGCGCCTTTGGGTCGTACATCGCTGAAGTCGAAGCGTGGCAGGTCTCGGCCAAGGAAGTAGGCCTTGACCAGCATCTTGACTGCATCGGCCCAGCCTTCGATTGAGTCGCCGACTACGAAACGGCGGGAGTCCTTCGAGGGGCCAACCAAGGCAGGCAGCCGGCCTACGTGGCGACGCTGCACGGAGTAGCCGAGGCCGGTACCGCCCAGCAGCAGGAACATGGCTTCACTGAACACGGCAGGGTGGTCAGCAGGGGCAAAAGCACAGTTGAAGATGCGACTCTGGGTCAGCTCGATCGGCGCTCCGCCGAACTGCAGACTGCGCATCGACGGCAGCACTTTCTTGGTGAGCACGAACTCCTTGTACACCCGCTGGATCTCGGCACGGAGTTGAGGGTAGCGGCGGACGTGCATGGCCATGTTGCGCTCGCACAACTCTTCCCAGGTCTCGCGGCGGGCGATCTCCGGGACGTGGCGGGCATATTTCATATGCGTCGTCAAGGAACTTAATACTTCTACTGATACATCTTTCATTCTATTCGTTCCAGATAGGAAGCTGCAGCTCGCAGCGACTCAACGTTGTCTTTAAAGGCGCCTAGACCTTTGTTGCAGAGATGGCACAGCAGTCCTCTAACCTTCCCCGTGGTGTGGCAGTGGTCGATGTTTACTGAGCCGTGCTTTACCTGCCCTCCGCAGATCTCGCACTTTCCAGTGAACCGCTGGTTGAACCACTCACGGGTGACCCCGTACCGCTCAAATCGCATTACCTCCCGGTAGTACACTTTTCGGCGCGCGACACTGCACTCTTGGCAGACGCTGTTGTGCTTCTGCGGGCGGAGCCTGCAGTCGTTACACAACTTTTTTCCGTCGGGGGTGTAAGCCATTCCCTTGCCGCCGGCCTTTAAGGAGTTGGCGCAGGAGGTGCAGGGCCTGCCCCTACCTCTTTCGAGGTTCTGCTTATTCGCGTAATGCCGTGCTTTTTTACAGACGGGGCACGGGTAGCCGAGGATCTTTTCCACTTAGGCTCTCCGGCTAGCTCACAAGCGCAGCCCACGAAACTGGATACAACGGGGCGATGATCTCGTTGACCTGCTCGGCCAGATGCTGGATCTCGACCTGGGCGTGGCTGTCGCTGCGCTGGTTGTAGAAGTTGGAAAAGGCGTACAGCGAGCCGGTCCACACCCAGTTCACTTCAGTGCCCTGCGGCAGGATGAGGCGAGCCTGCTCGGGGCAGACCCCGTCCTGGATCATGGCTTCGTACTGGTCGATCAGCGCCTTGCAAGTTCCGGTGTAGCTCGCCAGCCATGCGGCACTGCGCGGGTGAACCCCGCCCGACCCCTGCTTCACATTCTCGGCCGCGGCCCGGAAGTGCTCGGGGACGAAGAACTCCGGACGACTGCTGATGTAGCGGCGGCTCTCCTCGGACTCGACGAAGCCGATCTTGTGCTTGAACGCCTGGCGGGCGATTGGCACAGGTGCTTGCATGCGCAACGAGATGTGCGGGTGACCGAACGGAACCCAATGCTCGGGGATTTTGCGCAGGTAGTTGGCCAGCTTTGTGGCCTGCTCCTTGGTGACCGCCAGGATCATCGAGTCGATCAGCGCTTCCCAGTCGCCGGTCTTCATGCCGCGCGCCAGGAAACGGATCAGGCTGTGGTTCTGCTCAGTCGGGAACTGCTCAGCCAGCTTGCCGAACGACTGCCGGGCGAAGTTCGCCACGTCGGTGTCGGTCAGGTAGTGGTTTTCGTAGACTGCTTTCATTCTGCTTCCTGTAAATACAGGTTTGTGATCAAACCTTGTGGCTACCTTCAACCCCTCGAGCCATCCGCTCACGGGTGCGATTCAGCAGGATCTCCTGAGCGGCCTTCAGGTGGCCCAGACAGTCCTGGTTGGCTTGGCAGGCGAACGGGCCGGACTGGAAGCCGGTGATGCGGTCGATCAACACCTCCAGGAGCACTTCATGGGTAATGCCGTTGACCCCGGATTCCGGTATCGGGCCGTTCTGGAACAACAGCAGCAGGTCATCCGTCTTGTTGACCGTGTGACGGAAGTGGAGCGCAATCTCTGGAGCAGGGTTCGGGTTCTCATCCAGATACTGCTTGGCGTTGAGGTACCGGCCGTGCTTGGGGTGGCTGGGGTTGGCCAGCTGTTTGGCGCCGCTGATCAGGTATGCGTGGTTGGCTCCGCCGCTGCCAGGTTCGTCAGTGACGGTGATGTTGATGGTGTCGTTGGCGGGATTGACTTTGTGGCCGTTCAATTCACGTGACATATCTGTCTCCGATGGGGTGGTAAAAAGCCGCCGGCAATCCCTCGGCGGTTTTGTTCAGCTACTTGAGCTGGATGAACGGCATCGCGCCGTCAGCACCCATGAAGGTCGGCATGACGCCGTTCCATTTTTCGATGGCGTTGAGGGTCGCCACATCGCTGTTGGCGCGCAGTGCTTCGGCCTTGAGCTTGATGGCGTCGGCGTCGGCGCGGGCGACAATCAGGCGGGCGTCTGCTTCGCCCTGGGCGGTTTCGCGTGCCTTTTGGGCTTCGGCCTTGGCCTGCTCGATTTCGTTACGACGCTGCTCGGCCATTTGCGTGGCTTGCAGCTTGGCGTTCAGTGCCTGGGTCATCGCCGGGGGCAGACGTACCGCGCCGATCCAGTAGATGCGCTCGATGTTGATGCCGAACGGCTCGACCTGCTGGCGGACGCGCTCCTGGGCACGGGCGATGATGTCGGCCTTGCCCTCGCCATAGACGGCTTCTACGGGGCGGGAACCTGCCTCGCTGACCAAGGCGTCGCGCACCATATTTCGCAGGTAGACGTCGGTGATCTCGTTGATGCCCTTGCGATACTTCTGGAAGATGTCGGTGACCTTGCTGGGGTCGATGGCGTAGGTGATACCGATGTCTGCGTTGACTTCCATACCCTCCTTCGTCTGGAAGCTGATCGACTCATCCCCGGTACCGCCATCGGTACCGGCAGTCCATACGAAGTTCTGGCTGAACGTCGGGAACAGGTACAGCTCTTCATTGATGCCGATCCAGTAGCGGCCGACTCCGAGCTCCACGGAATCGACACCCTTCTCGCCGCCGAGCAGATAGACCTTTACGCCCACATGGCCGGAGGGGACTTTGCTGCAACCTACCGCGAGTACCGCGAGAAGGCCGATAGCGAGGAATTTAAGCGATTTATTCACGGAAATTTCCCTTTGGAAACAGGAGCTTGTAGGTGATAACGCACCACACCGGCAAGAAGAGGACGGCGGTGAGGGCGCCAAGGGCAGCGTGCAGCGAGTCCCGGCTGCTGACCAACGACGGTAGAATCAGGCCGTAAACGACCAGAAGCAGAATTGCAGCGACGGTGACGACCATCAGTCGAGTGAGCGATTTCATTCAGCGATCCTGGTGAGGGGTAAAAAGCCGCCCCGAAAGGCGGCTTTTTGCACAGCGATCCGATCAGCCTTCGTAGCGGCCGACGGTCTTGAACACCCACGGGCGGAACGCCTTGGTGCCTTCGCCGACCTTCTTGCCGACCTGGCACTGGGTCACCACCTGGTCGAGGCGGGCGCCGCGCAGCTTGGTGTAAGCCTGGGCAGCGGCCCCGGCGAGGCGGGCCTTGGAGGCCGGCGGGATGCTCAGCATGACCATCTGCTGCTCGTACTCGTCGTCGCGGTTGACCAGCGTGGCCATGGCCTCGAGGTATTCCTTGATGTCGAGCGGGGACTCTTCACCACCGTAGCCTTCGTCGGCCCAGTCGTGCAGCTTCTCGGCCGCGCAGCTGCCGTCGGTGAACGTCGCGCCGGTGGCGTCGTAGGAGTAGTAGGACTCGGCGTCCTGGTCGGTGCTCTGGCGAACAACGTACAGGCGGCGGGTGCTGTGGATCACGCAGTCGAACTCGGTGCCCAGCTCAGCCTCTTCGCTGCCCAGCAGGAACTTGCCTTCGTGCATCTTGATGCGGTCGAAGGACATACCGGTCAGGTCCAGGCCTTCGAAGCCGGCGGCTGCCTGGTCTGCGGAGAACTGTGCCATTGCGTTGGTGCGCTGCTCGGTGACCGAAACGGCCTTCTGTTCCGCGAGTTCAGCGACGACTACACCCTGGACGGCTTCAACACCTTGCTCGGTCATCGGCTCGCTGGAAGCGACAGCCTCGGAAGCTGCCGCGGAGACGACCTCCGGCTCAGCGACAGCGGCGGTTGCGGTGGCTTCCACACCGGCAGTGTTCAGGGTTTCAGCTTCGTCTTGGGTCTTGGTTACTTGGGGGCGTGCGAGTGCCATGGTCATTTTCCTTTTAGATCGTCAGTTGTCCGCATCGCTGTATCTACAGAAATACAGGAATACGGTCGTGGCTTTATACAGGCCGATTCCCAGGCCGTCAACAATGAGGCGGAGGCCTCAGTGGAGCAGCTCGTGCAGCAGATCTTTCCGATCCCGCACGATCTGGTTGTTTTCCTCCTCGTTTTTGAGGAGGTTCTTGAAGTTCCTGTCGAGTAAGGTTCCCATCACTCGGAGGAAATAGACGTTCACGATGTTCTCCTGCCCCTTTCGGTCGGTGCGGGCAATGGCCTGCTTGGCGTCCTTGGGGGAGGTCGGACATTCGTAGAAGATGCTGTGGGAGGCACACTGCAGGTTCAGGCCGGCGCCGCCGGCGATCCAGTTGATGACGAATATCCTGCAGCTGGGGTCCGTCTTGAATTTCTCGACCTGGCCGCGATCCGAACCGCCGTACAGGACGGCTGGGTTCCAGCGTGAGTAGCGCTTGGCCAGGAAGTCGATCGCCCGCTTGTAGTAGGCGAAGATGATGACCTTGTGCTGGTCCGGGTTGATCGAGTCGAGCAGCGTGTCGCATGCCTTGGCGAGGTCGTTGTCCATGCTGACGCTTTGATCGAACTCATCAGGGCAGCTGATCAACTGCAGGGCCAGGTGGCGCAGCGCGCTCTGGTTGTCCGGCATCAGGACCTTGTCACCGAGGATGGCGAATCGGTTGTTGATGATCTTCTTGTAGAGCTTCTTGTGAGCCCCTGTCAGGTGCACTTTGATCTGCGTGATCAGCGGGTCAGGCATCTGGATCACATCCCGCTTCTGGACCCGCCGTGCGTTCTTGTAGAGCGCCTGGTAGACCTTCTCGGTGTTGTGATACGCGACGATTTTCTTGACCTTGACGTCCTTCTTGCCGTTGTTCACGGAGAAGGTCTGGATCTCACAGTGCTGCCGCTCGAAGGCGGCTTTGTTGCCATACGCACCAGGGTTGATCAGCCGGATGATGCCGTAGACGTCCTCAAGGTGGGTCGGCACTGGCGTGCCGGTCATCAGGTAGACCGCGACCTCATCGCCCAGCTGCGCGCTCATCTCGTACACCGAGGTCGAGAGAATCGAATCGACGCCGCAAAGCGCATGCGCCTCGTCGAAGAAGAGCACGTTGTAGCCTGACCGCTTGAGCTTGAACTGAAACGGGTTACGCGCCCGGCCACGCTTGTTGATCTCCCTGCCGTCTTTGGTGAACGGCTTGGCGGTTCGGTCGTACGGTTCGCCTTCCCCCTTGAAATAAGGGCTGCCATCACGCTGGTACCAGAGGTTGTGGCCGATCGCCTTGGTAGGGGAGCGGTCATTCAGCACCCGGTAGATGTCGTAGGACATGATCAGGATGTCCGGCCAACCGGTGGCATCCCACTGATCGATCAGCTTCTTCTTCTGCGTGGCCGGCACGTCCAGATGGGCGACTTTCAGGTGGTTGTCGATCCCGACGAAGAAGTCCTTCAGCTCCTCGTAGAACTGGACGATCAGCTTCGGTGGCATCGAGAAGACGACCTTGTTTCCCAAGGACGCCATCAACACTGCGTGAATTTGCGCGGGGAAGGTCTTCCCGACGCCGGGGTCCCCTGCATCAAGGAAGCGCATGTTCCGGGCGTAGAGCTTCACCTGCTCCATTTGGTGTGGCATCGGCCAGAAGGGCAGCTGCACCTTATCGAACCAGACGGGGTAGTTGGTCACCCCGCTGGCGAGCATCAGATCGCTAAGGCTTGATGCCATTGACCTTTCTCCGGGTCATGAGGTGGTCGTAGTCACCGCAGCAGAACTCATCGCAGAACCTGAGTCCGGCGCCGAGCGGCTCTTCGCAGTAGTAGCAAGAGCCTTTCGCCTGCAGGCGTGGCTCTGCCTCGGCCCGCGCAGCGGCGATAAAGCGCTCGAGGTTCTCAGCTGCTACGTCGGCTGCTTCATCCACTGGGTCGGCATTACGCATTTTTCTTGTCTCCTTCGGGGCCGAAGCCCCTACTTCTGCCGCGCTCAGACTTCCGCTGGCTCGGTTTCATCTTGGAAGTTGGTTAGCGGCGTGCCTTTGCTGCGCACGGCCGACAGGTTGATGACGTGGACGTCGACGCCCTCCTTGTGGGGGTGTTGTTCACGCCGGTCGAAGTACACTTCGCCCTCCAGCAGGCTGGTCATCTGCCGCGCTTCCTTGATCACCGGGATGTCCCCGAGCGTCTTGGCGTAGCGGCAGTAGCGGGGCAGGCAGGACGAGATCACCAGGAACAAGCTGTTTCCTTGACGCCAGTAGTGGTCACCAGCTCGCAGGCCTGTCTGGCGGTCCTCTGGATCCTCCGCCATCTGGTTCAGCGTGCTGAGGACTCGGTCGACCTCGGAGATGGACTTCTCCTTCTCCATCTCGCCGGCATTGCTGGACAGGAAGCCTGAGAGGGCGTTGAACAGTTCGTCGACGTGCTCACGACCCTTGACCTCGTAGTCGTCCATCGTCTTGGCGAGAAGGGCGAGCCCGGTAAGCGCTGTCTGGTAGCCCCATTTGGGGCGCGGGCCGATGCTGTCCGGCACCAAATGAGCAGTGCTGTCGAACACCTCCAGGACCTGCTCCGGGGCCATATTTACAGCTTTGGTGACCAGCGCCTTGGCCATTCTCATCAGCGCGTGGCGGCGCTTTGCCGCTTCCGCGTAATGGAACCTGTACTGGTCGTTCATCAGCGCCTTCGACGTGAGCTTCACCTCTACGGTCCGGCTGCGCAGGGATGGCACGGTGGCCGTCTGCTCGCTGGTGTAGACGATCGGTGAACTGACGCGGTCGGCGGAGATCCCGACCCCCTTCTCGCTGAGCTTTCCGCGCGGGACCGGAGCCCGGTTCCATGCAGCTTTCAGGATGCCGAGGATCTTGCCGTACATGCCGACGCCGATGTTCGCCGGGTTGACCTCCTCAACCAGGCGGGGCACGGTGCTGCTGCTGGATACAAACCGGACCAGCGGATAGATCGTCGAAACCTCGACGTTCATGAAGTCCGCCTTGCCGTAGTCCATGCCGTTCAGAAAGCTCGCCAGGATTGCCAGCGAGGTCTTGCCAGCGCTGGCGTTCCCGCTGATGTTCAGTAGCGGGAACTGCACTTCGTTGAACTGGATGTGCTCGCGGAAGTGGCAGGCGACGTGCCAGCCGATCACCGCGCCAATACTGTGAGCCTCGTTCACCTTGGTCAGGTGGAAGATCGCCTCTTCGAGATCGGTGTCATCCTCGTAGGGGTAGTCTTCAGACAGCAGCTTCGGCGATTGCTTGGGGTCGCCGTTGTAGTAGTACCGGCTGACTTTACCTGCAGAGGTGCAGGAGCCAGCGTCCTCGACATAGTGGGCGACCACCTTGTCTTTGCGCCGGTCAAGCAGCACCCCGCACAGTTGGGTGCGAACCATCTTCTCGATTTCCTTGCCTTGCTGTTCAGCTTTGCGCCGGCCCAGTTCCTGGACGGCACGCAGCAGGTTCTGGATGTCTGCGTCGGAGGCGGTGACTGTCGCGCTGTTGCGCCCACTGATCGCGCTGATCAACGATCGCTTTGATGACCACGCTTCCTCCGGCATCTCGTGATCCTCGACCGTCTGGCCAAGGTCATCGATCAGCCTTCCGATGTAGGCCCTGCGCGGCGACTCCTTGAACAACACCTGATCGGCGGAGACGTCCTCGAGGTCATACACCTCGGTATGCGGCCAGAAGGTGAAGGTGGTCAGCTTGCGCCCGCTGCCCTCGTTCTCCAGGAAGTAGCCGATGGTGGCTGCCCTGATGCTCGTCCGAGGGTCAAAGTCGTCCTCATCGTCGCTGCCCCTCTGCTCTGGGTTCTCAACGTCGCCGCGGCAGATGATGCAGTGTCCGCAGGGCTTGCCGATCGTTGCGATCAGTGGTCCTGGGAGGAACTTCAGCCGGCCAGTGAAGGCCCGGTTGAGCATCCCTTCCACATGCTTGCGGCGCTCCTTTGCCGAGGGCCGGGCGCTGCTCTCCACGTTGGTCACGAACGGCTCTACGATGTCGGCGGTGTACTCGTCGGCGTCGTCTCGCTCGTAGCGCGCTGCCACATACGCGGCGACCTGCATCGCAGCCTGGTTCCAGTTCGACTCTGGTGAGTCGCCCTCGGTAATCAGCTTCTGGATACAGCCTGGAACCTCTGTCAGGGCCTGCAGCTTTTCCTTCGGCACTACCACGGACGACTTCATCGCCTTAACTCGCTTGGCCGCCCGGATGCGCGCCGCTTTGAACAGCGCCTCGGCCTTGGGGAAGATCACCGAATCAGACGGCTCGTTCAGCGCCATCGACGGGCGCGGCTGGGCTACCAGCGTGGCGTACTGCTCGCTGTCCATGTCGACCAGCTCGTCGTAGGTCACTCCGACCTTGAACGTGCCGGTGGGGCGCTGGATGTTCTCGCACCGCCACATCCGGCCGCGGCCCGCCGAGTAGACGACCATGTCGAGGTGCTCGACTTTCATCGTCTCCGCGACTTCGCGGTAGATCAGCGGGAGAGCCTTCACCGGCGCCTTCAGTCCGAAGACCCGGGCCGGCACCGTAACGTGCACGCCTTTCTTCCCGGACAGCCAGCAATGAACGAAGGACTTGTCGATGTCCAACTTCTTCGTCAGGTGGGTCAGGACAGTGCGGACCGACTCGAGGACGGCATCCAGGTCAGGACCGTCGAAGTCGAAATACATAGGTCCCATGTACTTGACGTGGTCGAGCGGGTCTTCGCCGTTCTCAGCGAAGTTTTCCGGATCCTGGTCGACCTTCAGGACAGTCATGAAGGCTGGCGGCTGCTCTAGTCCGGAGAGCTGCCGCTCGTCGTACAGGCGCCAGGCTTCCTTCGCGTTCGGCTTGAACTGCAGGAAATGGTACATGGCACCCTCACGCCATCAGCGTTTCAGACTTTCTGGTGATGTAGCAGGAGCCCTTGCGCTGATAGACCTCGGCGTCGGAGTCAGCCAGGCCACGGCGTTGCAGGCTCTGGCGGAAGAGGGTGGTGTTGTAGACCCGGCCGAGCTTCAGCGACTTGCCCACTTCCAGGGCGTTGTAGTGCTGAGCGAGCTCGACGTAGTCGATCCTTTTTACCGGGGCGGGGGCGTCTGTTTCTGATACTTGTTGAATCTGCATGGGCCTCTCCCGAGTTTCTGATTTCTGGGTCACGCGACGTACTTGCCCTTGTTGAGCAGCAGTTCGTGACTCGGGCGGCTGAACGCCACATACACGAGTCGCTGCCGCTCAGCGCGGATGTTGTTCTTGAGGATGTTGTTCAGGTCGACGAAAGCTCGCCGGAAGGTGCTGCCTTGTGAGCGGTGCACCGTGATGCAGTAGCAGTAGCGGATGGACGCAAACAGGTCCTTGAAGTCGTGGTACTTCGCCCAGAACATGCGTGCTTCCTGGGGGTGCTTCTTGGCCATGGACGCGAGGTGGTTCAGTCGGTCCCAGTAACGATCCGTTTCCCGGTCGTCGAGGACGTGGGCGAACACCTGGCCGATGTCGGCGTGAATCGGGTTCAGGACCAGCATCAGCGTCCGGTAGCTGTCTCCGGTCTCCTCGTCCTCGATCGACGACTCGGTGATCCGGTGGACGATGCACTCCTCGTCGGTGCTGAGTAGCACCGTCTCGCCGTCTGTGATTGGTGCACCGGTGACGACTCGTTCGCCTTCCACGAACCGCGGCGCGCCTCTGCCGAACAGCTTCTGGCGGATAGCAGAGTTGATCTCGTCGACCCGGGCATTGGACCAGGCCAGAACACGCTGCTCATCGAGATCGGTGTCCTTGTCGAACGCCTTCACCACTTCCTTGAGGAAGTCAGCTGACTTGATCACCTCGACGCCGTTGCCCTGGATCGCCGGCGAGAAAAAGGGCTTGTTGTTGGCCATCGCCGTGCGCAGCAGGCCGCTGAGCGTGAGGATGTTGCTGTCGGCGGCCTGTCGTTCCACCTGGGTCAGGCGGACCGTGTCGAAGACCTTGAACGCCAGCGACTCCTTTTCCTTCACCGGCGGCAGCTGCATGTCGTCGCCCATGAGCAGCAGCTTGCAGTTGTGCTCTTTGGCGTCCGGCAGCAGGTAGTCGAAGAGGACGCGCTTGCCGAGCATCGAGGCCTCGTCCACCACCACAACGTCGAAGATCGGGAACACGCCGCGGCCCAGCCGGTGGGCGTACTTGTTCTCTTCGGACGGGAGCAGGGCCAGCCCCAACGCGCTGTGCAGGGTCTGGAAGGCGACGTTATTCAGCGTCAGGCCGTACCGTTTCGCCGACTTCTCAAGCTGTTTGACGGCTTTGTTGGTCGGGGCGGTGAACAGGACCTTGAGGCCTGCTTTGATCAGCTGGGCGGCTATGTCCATGACGCAGGTGGTTTTTCCTGTGCCACCTTCTCCGATGATGGTCAGGCCTGGCAGGTCTTTTTCTAGGAAGCCATCTACCGCTCGGCGAATGGCAGCCTTCTGGTCGTTGTTGAATTCCATGTGAGTTCCTTATGTAATGCTGTATACCTGTAAATACAGGTTATTGGGCAGTACGTTTTCTTTTTATGAAGTTCTAGCGCAAGCGGCGATGCTACCGGCTGCGTTCGAGGGCAGTCAACGGGTCATTTGACGACGCGGAGGGAAGGTCTTTGCTTGACGCGGGTTACGCTGTTTTTGCGGGTTTCGGCCGCGACACACAGAGGGGCCACCGGCTGTGATCCGGCCCTGACCGCCTCCATCATCACCTCGGCGAGGGACAGGTTGTAGCGGGCAGCGGTGTTGATCATCACGGACAGATGAACATGGCCGATCCGTTCAAGGGTGGCTTCGGTCACGACGGACCTGGCAACCTCGAGATGGCGGTAGATGTTGTCACGCAGGGCGTGTTCATCCACGTCCAGCTTGCATTTGCGGCTGAACTGCAGGGTGTACTGAACGACCTTCTCGTCGATGTCAGCCATAGAGTTGGACGACGTTCGCTTTCTCTTGGGCTCTGGGGAGCTCGGTTTTAGGGAAGACTGTGATGGCACTGATCAGTCGGCTGCGGCGCTGCGCGTCGGTCTCACCGTTGATAACTGCAGTTGCCCAGTCTGAGTACAGTGCATAGAGCACTTGGTCGGAGGTTGCGTCAACGACTTCCTCGCAGACTACGCTGTCCAGCTCCGAAAGGAACATTGTGATTGCGAAGTCCCTGCTGTCCGCAGTGCCTCTGCTGGAATGCTCAATCGATAGCCTGCGAAGCCTCGCCAGGCGATTGCTCATCAGAACTCCTTACTCGACAGGTTTCGAGTATTTGGGGATGGTGTATTCGGTCAGTGCCTCGATCATCAGGTCCTTGGCGGATTTGCGGCTGAACGCTGCGATCTGCTTGAGCTTAGCGTGCAGCTCCTCCGGCATGTCCATGGTGAACTTCTTTTCTTGTCGGGCGAGGAGGTAGGAAGCCTGGAGGGACGATCCTACTGGATGGGCTTTAGGCATGGGGCAAAATCCTTTATGTCAATTAACGAGTAATTGAATCCTATTTTGGACCTGTATTGCTGTCAATACAGATTCAAGTATATAAGAATTAAATTACGGTTAATCGGGGCTTCATGCCCAGGTTCTTGCGACTTCCCTCACGAACTCCCCCTTGGCGTTGCGTGCCAAGGTCACCTTCGCTTCTGCAGGTATGGCCACGATCTTGGCTGCGCCGGCTTCCGCTGCCTCCTCGTTTGCGTCCGACACTGCTCTGACAAGCTCAGGCGCTGAACGCCCTTCAATAGTCGCCAGCTCCTCTGTGGTGAACGGAGTGCCGCGGAGGTCGCCGGCCTTGTCGAGGACCTCTTGCTTCAGCCGCAGGCGATCAGCGCCTTTGGCAATAACCGCCAATCGAAGGCCGTGCGGATCGTCAGGGCCTCCGGCAACGCCGAGGATCTCGACATCGGAGGGTGAAGGGCTGAGCAGGTATGATCGGTCGACGCTGCCTGGTGGGCAGGTCAGGTAAAGGGGGATGATTCGGTTTGTGGCCTGCAAGGGCGTGAGGTTGCTGTCGTACACCGCCTCGAGCAGCGGTCTAGGCAGGCCGAGGCCGGCTGGGCCGCTGGAATACAGCTTCTCTATCCTTGCCAGGAAGTCCAGGTAGTTGTCACGGTCTGCTCCGGCCCAGTGAAGGCGGGCGGGGCTTTTGTGAGTGTGCAGTGCTATGTAGGTGCCGCGTCTCGGAAGCGAGAGGGCAGTGAGGTACAGCATGACGACTCCTTGCGCGCAGGTTTGCTTGCCACTAGAATCGAAGGCGTGAATTCCTTCTTGCGCCGGCCCTTAAAGCCGGCGTTTCTTTTTCTGGTGGGCAAGCCTGCTAGCAAGGTGTCGCTCCGTCAAGCAGGTCAGTGTTTAGCCGCTTCCTCGGCGGTGTTGATCAGCTCGACAACCAGCGGCTTCGCTTTGTAGATCTTCTTGTTGTGTTGGCGCTCAAAGACAACTGCCCCCCCTTGGTTCAGGAGGCAGAGGTGTCGGGATGCGTTTGCCTGCGAGATTTCGAGACGGGCTGCCACGTCATTTACGCAAAGACCATTTTCCGTGTGCAGCAACTGAACGATGTGCAGGCGGGTAGGGTGGGACAAACTGTTGAGCAATTCGGCAGACGACATTCTTTTTCCTATAAGGTTCTGTGTTGGCTGGTGAATACAGTAATACAGGTCCGTAAATATGTAAATACAGGTCTCCCCCAGTATTTGCTTTCACGCGAGTAGCTTTCCGCCGATTCCTGTATATTGCTCCGCTGCCCGCCGGATCGCTCCAAACGGGGCACTTTCAGAAATGCGTACATAACGGCGTACATAGTTCAGGTTTTAGCGGATGTCCGAAGCAAAAAAGCTCAGTGATCTCAGTCACATACGGAACTTCTCCATCATCGCGCACATCGATCATGGCAAGTCGACGCTGGCCGATCGGTTCATTCAGATGTGCGGTGGCCTGACGGAACGTGAGA